GATTCTTTAGAGACTAAAACTGGGAGTTTAACAACCGATATAAATACTTTAGATGGTAGGGTTGATTCCATAGAGTCATTTACCGCAAGTATTGATGATACTTATGCTACTGACACAGATGTAACTAACCTAACCAACAGAGTTGGTAGTTTAGAAACCAAAAGTGGTTCATTAGAAACTACGAATACTACTCAGAATAATAGATTAGGGTCACTTGAAACAACTTCAGGTTCTCATGACGGAAGGTTAGATTCATTAGAAACCAAGACAGGTAGTTTAGATACCACCAATACCAATCAAGACGGTAGATTAGATTCAATAGAATCATTCACTGCGAGTATTGATGATACATATGCGAGTGATACAGATGTTACTACATTAAGAAATGATTTAAATACTTATACCTCATCTAACAACACAACCAACCAAAACCAAGATATTAGATTAACTAGTTTAGAAACTGAAAGTGGTAGTGTTAGAAGTGATTTTAATACCTACACATCATCTAACGATTCGACCAATACATCACAAAATAATAGATTAAGTTCTTTAGAAACTAAGACTGGTAGTTTAGATGGTAATATTACAGGTTTAGATGGTAGGTTAGATACAATAGAAGGTGGTTTAGAATTTACAGGTTCTAACGTAACTATCAAAGGTGATCTTTTAGTTAAGGGAACAGAAACAAGAGTGGATTCAACAACTGTTGAGATCGGTGATAATATCATATCTTTAAATGGTAGTGGGGCACAAAATGCGGGTATAGAGGTTAGAGACAACACTTCTCCTGATTTATTATCGGGTTCATTATTATGGGACGGACAAAACAACTATTGGAAGGGTGGTCAAAAAGGATCTGAAGAAAGATTATTAGATAATACCGATTTAACCACTTTAGATAGTAGATTAGATGGTATCGAGGCAGAAACAGGAAGTTATCTTACAGACTACAACAATGAATACACAACAGGTGCTACATTTAATAGTGGTAACGGTGTAATTACATTTAAAAGAAATGATGGTGACACATTTACTGTTGATATAGACGGTAGATTTTTAGACACAAGGGCACAAGTACATAGTGAATTATATAGTACAAATGGTGACGCTAATGATTATACAGAATTTGGTATATATAGAAATTACGCGTCTAACGGACCTATCAGTGGTCACAACACAATATTACATGTATCTCAAACAGACGGTAATTATGGTTTCCAATTAGGGGGATCAACAATAGTTAATGGTGACGGATTATACTTTAGAAATTTTGCGGGTACTGACTCAATAACGGGATCAACGTGGTATCACATCGCAACAAGAGATTGGGTTGATGATCAAAATTTCCTAACAGACTATAATGATGAATATACGACAGGTGCCACTTTTAATACTAGTGACGGTGTAATTACATTCAAAAGAAATGATGGGGATACGTTTACCGTAGACATTGACGGAAGATTCCTAACAAGTTATTCTGAGACAGACACCTTAGATAGTGTAACTACAAGAGGGAATATTACAACAAACGACATAACTGTTGGTAATATAACTGCAGGACCCACTCTCGAATTGGGGGGTAATTTTAGTATACAAGGTACTGACGGAACTTACTACCAAAGAATAAAAACTATTGACACTTCATCAACAAGTGCGAATACTTTTAGTTTTGATGTTAAATTAGGAGCGAGTGCGAATTGGAAATCATTATTAATACTTAACCAAAACGATACCGCTACTTTTTCAGGAGAAGTTATTGCTACTTCATTCACTAAAAGTGGGGGTACATCATCACAATTCTTAAAGGCGGATGGTAGTGTAGATTCAAATACATATTTAACACAGCACCCACCAATTGCATCACCAGCGTCTTCTAACAATAGTGGAAGAACATATATCCAAGATATACTATTAGACGGTAATGGACACGTAACAGGACTAACTACGGCCACTGAAACTGTCGTCAATACAGACACAAATGATATTGACTATGTGAGTTCCGCAACATTCAATACGGGTACAGGTGTAATAACAGGTACTGGTGTGGGTAATGCCGGATTTACTGTTGATATTGATGGTAGGTACGTTGAGTTAGGTGGAGGTACGATGACGGGTGGTTTAATTACAACAAATTTACAAGTTCATGGAGGTTCCTCACAAATAGTTTTAAAAGACACAACGGACGATGACGACCATTCTATATTATTTAGAAATAACGCCGACGGTGACGATTACAAGATAACAACCAAAGACTTTACGTCAGCCGCTACGGGAGACGGATTCTACCTTGGTTCAACGGGGGGTGACAACGTTGCATTAGTAACAAACAACACAACCGCATTAAATATCGACACTTCTCAGAATTCGGTCTTTTCAGGGAACGTTACTGCATCTTCATTTATTAAAAGTGGGGGTACTTCATCTCAATTCTTGAAAGCGGACGGTAGTGTTGATAGTAATACCTATTTAACACAACACCCGAATATATCTGCAGCATCTTCATCTAATAATAGTGGTCGAACTTACATACAAGACATATTACTTGATAGTAATGGTCATGTTACAGGTTTAACAACTGCAAGTGAGACTGTAACTAATACAGACGAATTTACAACAGGTGCAACATTCAATACAGGTAACGGTATTATCACATTCACAAGAAATGACGGAGATACTTATACTGTAGATATTGATGGTAGGTATTTAACGTCATTCACAGAAACCGATCCAATATTTACGGCTCATGCCGCTTACAATATCACATCGACTCAAATAACTAATTGGGATACCGCATATGGATGGGGTGACCATGCAGATGAAAATTACCTAACACAACACCCTAATGTAAATGCGGCAAGTAGTTCTAACAACAGTGGTAGAACATATATACAAGATATTTTATTAGATGGTAATGGTCATGTTACAGGTATAACCACATCATCAGAAACTGTGGTCAATACCGATGAATATACGACAGGTTCTACTTTTAATAGTGGTACGGGTATCATTACATTCACAAGAAATGATGGTGACACTTATACTGTTGATATATCTGCAACATTATCGGAAGTTACTGTAACGGGTGGTACATATGATGGTTCAAGTCAAACATTAACATTGACAAAATCAGATGGCGACACGGTAGATGTTACGGGTTTTGCGTTGGATACTGACGTAAACTACTATCTAACAGGTGCAACATTCAATACAGGTACAGGTGTAATCACTTATAAAGTTAAGGGTGCATCCGATGTTACTGTTGATATTGATGGAAGATACTTACCACTTAGTGGGGGTACTATTTCAAGTAATAACACATATACTTTAAAGTTAGAAAACTCAAGTAATGGGTTAGGTACGGGAATTGAATTTAGTGATAACCCAGGGGCTGGTACACAAAGAGCATATATAACACATTACCATGGTGACGGTTCTAGTTATGGTTCTGGTGCGTCTATAGTGTTATCAACAAATCAACCCACAATGACAATACTTGCCGATGGTAAGTTAATGTACAAAGAAGGTATATACTCCAAACCGGCGACAGGTACAGGTGCGGGTACAAGAAAAGATCAAAATTGGGATACCGCTTATGGGTGGGGAGATCACAGTACTGTTGGATATCTAACTGGTTTTACTGAAACCTATACCGAACATGAGAATATAAGTGCGGCTTCCTCCTCTAATAATAGTGGAAGGACATACATTCAAGATATATTAGTTGATAGTAATGGTCATATAACTGGTATCACTACCGCAACAGAAACTGTTACTAATACAGACACAATCGATTATATTAATTCAGCGACATTCAATACAGGTACAGGTGTAATAACAGGTACTGGTGTGGGTAACGCAGGATTCACTGTAGATATTGATGGTAGATTTGTAAAATTAGGTGGAGACACCATGACAGGTACTCTTGACGTACACGTTCCTGATGCAGGTACAATATTAAGTTCAGGTAATTCATCTGCAACAGGTACACCTGACCAATTCTTCATTAAACACGTTAATGGTGGTGTTGCAATTGGGAACCTTAGAGGTGATATAAACTTCACAAGCGGTAACTTAAAGAATGACGGTAATCTCATATGGGATGCCGGTGATTTCACATCAACCAACATAAGTAATTGGGACACCGCATATGGATGGGGTGATCACAGCACTGTAGGATACCTAACAGGATATACCGATACAAATGATATCGATTATGTTAATTCAGCAACATTTAATACAGGTACAGGTGTCGTAACATTATCGGGTGTTGGAAATGCGGGTGCAACTGTTGACCTTGATGGTAGATACCTATTAGATACAACAGACACATTTACGGGAGCACTTACAATTGCCGGTGATATAAGAGGTAATGGTCAACAACTAATATTAAACGCAGGTGAGTCCTACGCATATGCAACAGGACAGACAAACGAATATGTTTATATCAATGCAGAACAAGGTCTTGAGGTTAATTCAGAAACAGGTAATTGGACAGTAAACGGATGGTCAGATAGAAAAACAGCATTACTTAGAGGGGATTTACTTAGGTTAGATGGGGAAGACCTCACCAAAACTAATATCCAAAACTTCAAAACCGCATATGGATGGGGTGACCATTCCACTGAAGGGTACGTGAAAAATGACGAGTATACAACAGGTGCCACATTTAATAGTGGTAATGGTATAATCACATTTACAAGAAATGATGGTGACACATATACGGTTGATGTAGACAATAGATATCTACAATTGTCGGGAGGATCGTTATCGGGTAATCTTAATATGACAGGTACTAACCCAATGATAAAGTTTGTTCCGACAGGAACTAATGATGGTGCGGGTATTAGATTTAACTACACCAATAATGATGGTGAAATGGAGTTTTGGACTTCTGATGATTATAGTGAACCATTTGTTTGGAGAGCATACGATGTAGGTTTAGATGGGACTGGAAACTATCAAGAGTGGATGAAACTCTACCAAAAGAAACTTTATATTGACGGTGAGGAATTAAGTAAAACAAACATACAGAACTTTAAAACCGCATATGCATGGGGTGACCATTCAATAGCGGGATACTCGGAAGTTGATTATTACACTACAGGTGCCACTTTTAATAATGGTTCAGGTACCCTTGAATTCACAAGAAATGATGGAAACACTTACAGTGTAAGTTTATCATCGGCCCTAGTAGACGTTACTGTAACGAGTGGTACATATAACAGTAGTAATCAGATACTAACCTTAACCAAATCAAACGGAAGTACCGTAGATATTTCAGGGTTTGCGGTTGATACAGATGTTAACTGGTATACGACAAGTGCATCATTCAATACGAGTAACGGTATTATAACAGGGACACACCATGGAGGTACATGGACTGTCGATATTGATGGTAGGTATGGTTTAAAATCACTTTCAGAAAATAAAACATATACAAGTGGTGGTAATGCTGTTGGTTCCTATTTAGGTGGACACTACTCAGGTGGTGGTACAGAAAAACCAAATTCAGCAACGTTTGGATCAGGAAAACTGAAGATAGCGATGCTATCAAACACTAACCTTGGATTCGGGGGATCTTGGAATGATGTACTTTGGATTAGTGCATATAATGGTAGTGATGTAAAAGGGTCACACGCATTGGTGTTCGACAAGTACAGTACAAATGTTTACGTCTCTGACCAATCATACGACTCGGCGTCATGGGGTACTGGATACCAATTATGGCACACCGGACACTTCCAACAAAGCAGTATTAATAATTGGAATACCGCATATGGATGGGGAGACCACTCAGCGGCAGGATATGCATCAGGTGACTTCCTATTAAAATCTGGTGGAACTATGAGTGGTGCCATTAACATGAACGGTAGTGGTATTGATATGGTTAATGGTTCGATAAGTAATGTTAACCATATTACAATTGCAGACCCAGGACCAACAGAAGGTATTGAATGGTTAGGTGGTAATGGGTTTAGAATTGTTGAATCACCAAACGACTTAACAACAAACAGTGGTGGTAATTTACAATTCGTTAAATCAAGTACAAGAATATTAACTTTAGGATCAAATGGTCAGTCAGAATTTACTGATAAGTTAACTCTAACATCTTCTACTTCAGGATCAACAATATTTGATATCCAAGGTACAAGTGGCCAGTTATTCTCAATCACTGATGATTTGACGGGTGATCTATTCGCGGTTTCAGATTCATCAGGTGTACCAATCCTAAATGTTAATGCGAATGGTGCGGTAACACTCGACCCACTTGGTTCTTTATATGTTGGAAATAATAAAGTAATTAATGGTAGTGGTAATATTGAGTTTGATGGACCTGTAACCACATCCAACCAAGGTAGAGGTATCTATTGGACAGGTTATGATAAAGAAGGTACCACAGATTTCTCAGATACCGCACATATATTACACACAAGTAATAGTGGTGGATTGGCAGGTTCTGTCATTGAGATTAAATCACATAACGATGCAACTGATGGTGTTAACTTTGTGGTTAATGGTAACAGTGCGGTTAGAATCAATGGTAACATTGTGGTTCACGCAGGTAACTATACTTCATACCAACAACACCCAACGATTACCGCGGCTAATTCTTCAGATAACTCGGGTAGAACATATATACAAGACATCTTATTAGATGGTAACGGACACGTTACGGGTGTTACAACAGCAACAGAGACAGTTACCGATAGTGGAAATGATAATGATATAGATTACATAAGTGGAGCTACGTTTGATGATACTACAGGTGTAATTACAGGCACAGGAACAGGTAATGCTGGATTTACTGTCGATATTGATGGTAGGTATTTAACTACTGAAACTTATACAGCACACGATAATATTACTGCGGCCACATCTTCTAACAATAGTGGTAGAACGTATGTTCAAGACATTTTAGTAGATGGTAACGGACACGTTACGGGTATAACTACGGCTACAGAAACAGTCACCGATAGTGGAAATGATAATTACTATGTTGATGGATTAAGTTTCGATACTGGTAATGGTGTTCTTACGGCGAGTGTGAATGGGGCAACTAATCAGACAGTCGATTTAGACGGTAGGTATTTAGGAACAGGAGACAAGGCGGCAGATTCTGATTTACTTGATGGTTTAGACCTTCATACGGGACGTAACAATGAGGCAAATAAAGTAGTACGTACAGATGCAAACGGTTATATCCAAGCTGGTTGGATTAATACAACATCGGGAGCGAACGGTGCTTCAGATACCATAAGTAGAATTTACGCGTCGGGAGATGGTTATATTAGATATTATAGTAAGGCCGACTTCATTAGTCAATTAGGTTTAATTACTACAGGTAATATTGGTTCACAATCTGTAAATTATGCAACAACGGCAGGATCGGCGGATATGATTGATGGTGTTGCATTTAGAAACACAAATTCAACTGGAGGGATTGATGCGGACTCCTTAAATAGTGCGGGTATCACATACTACACAGGTGGTGTGACAAACTTCTCAGGTAACGCAACTGACGGAGCTCTTTACTCACAAATATATAGTTCATCATGGCAACATCAAATTGCGGGTGACTATAGAAGTGGACGAATTGCGGTTAGAGGTAAAAATAATAATACTTGGCAATCTTGGAAAAAGATACCGGCGGTTAATGTTTCTACATTCAGTAATGTGGGTACCGTTACTTTTACCCATGGTTTAGGAACCGACAACGTGATTGTACAGGTATATGATAGTAATGGTGATTTATTTTTCCCTTCGGCAATAAATTCTTTAAATGGGGTGGTTGTGGTTAAATTTGAAACAAATAGATCAGGAAGAGTAGTCGTAACAGGATAAAAAAGAGTTAAATGATTAGAGAAAACGTAATAGTTAGTGGTTCACTTGACGTGAGTGGACAATTTATCATACCAAGAGGTAGTAGAGGGGAAAGACCTACTTCACCTGAGATAGGTTCTATGTACTTAGAAGAATCTACAAGTGGTAGTTTCGTTGTTACATACACTGGTTCATCTAATTATGATGATGGTTGGGAACCAGTGGGTTCGCAAGATACTGACAGAACAGGATTCAAATACAGACAAATAATAAACTATTCATATTTGGCAGGTGGATATAAGTCAGGTTCACCTTGGAAGAATGTACATAAAACAATTAACGCAACCGACCAAACATCTCACTTAGGTGAGTTATTAGATTACCCTGCAAACTATACCTCAGGGGCGTGTAGTAAAACTAAATTATTTCTTTGGTCAACAAATACGGATGGTGCTCATAAAGGCGCAACTAACATACACTCAACACATACATCAGGTATTGATATGGTGAATGAAACAACATACACCCACCAATCTAAATGGGATTTATTAAATGCGAGAGATGATTGTGGTACCCTATTTAAAGAAACGGAGTTTGCGTATGTTTTTGGTGGATCTGTAGCAACAGTTGAGAAATTCAATTTAACAAATGAGACAATGTATACCACTTATTATCCTGGTGGTTCACCATATGTAACAACAACTTCATCTATTACAAGTACTTTAGGTTCATCAGGATTCTCTGATGAAAATTATGGTTACGGTTACGGTTCTGAAAGTGGAAACAAATGTCACTTTGCTACTGATGTGTTCGAGACAAGGGCATCCTCATGGGCGTCTAGTGGACAACAGAAAGGGATTAGTTCTAAGGTTGGTAAAGGGTATTGTGGAAATGAAGGTACATATAATGGGGGTTATAATTTGAGAAGATGGGATGTCTTTACTGAAACCAATATAGGTAATGTACCTAAACCCCACCAAAATTGTGGTGAAGAAAACTTCACATTAGGACAAGACCATCAATACATGTTAGCAACATACGATGGTACAGGTCAAACAAATACAAGTTGGAAATTCTCATATACGACAGATACGGGTACGGTAAATCCTGCAGGGTTAGCACCAGGTGTTAACGCAGGTGCATCATCAGGACATTGTGGTTGGAGAAATTAACTATTTATAGATATGATATTTGAAAATTTAGAAATTAGTGGGTCGTTAAGAGGTCAGGGAATAACAAGACCACCCTCAGGTGCAAAGGCGGATAGACCTTCCTCACCTGAAAAAGGATCTATGTTCTTAGAAATGACGACATCGGGTAGTTTCGACAATAGTTTTCTAATGGTTTACACGGGTAATGGAAATGATTCTGGTTGGGAGAGAATTGCGAATCAAAGTAATTTTGGTAAAACCAGTTTTAGGTTCAATCAAATTATTAACTACTCTTATTTGGCGGGAGGGTATAAATCCTCATCACCTTGGAAGAATGTACATAAGACGGTAAACTCTACAGATCAAACATCACACTTGGGTGAATTGTTAGATTATCCTGCATCATATACTTCAGGTGCGTGTAGTAGAACTATTTTCTACGTATGGTCTGTTAATAATGATGGTGCATGGAAGAGTGCGAGTAATGTACATGGTACATATACATCTGCGATTAATATGGTAACCGATACTAATTATACACACACCGCTGAGATGGATACTAATATAGCAAGAAGTGATTTAGGTACGATGCATAAGGAAACAGAAATGGCATATCTTTTTAGTGGGGGTAGTGCCACTGTTGAGTTATTTAATTTAACCACAGAATCCTTACATACGGCATATACACTATCAACAATAAACGGTAGTGATGGTGGTTCGGCATTTTCGGATGAACTATATGGTTATGGTTGGACTTCAAGTGGAGGTGTCAAATTAAACTTTTCAACGGAAACTTTTGCAACATCCCCTCATTGGTCAAACCATTCACAACAAAAAGGTATCTCATCTAAAGTTGGTAAAGGTTATGCCGGTAATGAAGGTTCATATAGTGGTGGTTATAACTTAAGGAGATGGAGTAATCAAACAGACACCAATATAGGTAATGTTGTCAAACCCGATGGTAACTGTGGTGAAGAGAATTTTACTATGGGTCAAGATTGGCAATACATGTTAGGTAATTATAATGGTCTCCAAAACAATAATTCATGGAAATTTACATACGCAACTGATACGGGTACAACAAGTGTAAGTGGGTTAAATCCCGCAGTAAACGCTGGTACTTCATCAGGTCATTGTGGTTGGAGAGAATAAAATTTTAAGAATATGATATACGAAAATATGTCCGTTAGTGGTTCACTTAAAGTGGACAGAGTTACTGCAAGACCACCGAAAGGTGTTAAGTCACAGAGACCATCGAACCCATTATCTGGTTCTTTATTCTTGGAAGAATCATCAGAACACACAAGTTATTTAATGGTTTATACGGGTGTGTCTAATGTGGATGAGGGTTGGGAAAGAATTTCAGCACAACAAAACGAAGGAACTAATTTTAAGTACAGACAAATAATTAATTATTCTTACATCGCCGGTGGATATAAATCCTCATCACCTTGGAAGAACGTACATAAGGCAACCAACGCAACTGATCAAACAACCCACATTGGTGAGTTATTGGACTATCCCGCAAACTACACATCAGGAGCGTGTAATCTTAGAATATTTTTTATGTGGTCTGTAAATACGGATAGTGCACATAAAGGACCAACGTCTCTACATAGTAACACAACTTCTGCGGTCAACATGTTTACCGACACTAACTACGCCCACCAATCTAACCATGACTTACAATATAGTAGGTCCGATTGTGGAACCATGTGGAAAGAACATGAGTTTGCTTGGATTTTTGCGGGTAACAGAACAGAGGTAGATAAATTTAATTTAACTAATGAAACGACAATAACAAACTATGGGGTAACCTCGATAAGTAGTAGTGGTGGAGCGAGTTCTTTTTGTAATGAAACCCATGGATATGGATGGAGTACAAGTAGTATAAAAATGGAATTCTCTACGGAGACTATATCAAGTTCATCAAGTTCATGGTCAGCACACGGACAACAAAAAGGTATTCCATCTAAAGTTGGTAAGGGTTATGCCGGTAATGAGGGATCTTACCAAGGTGGTTACAATTTGAGAAGATGGGATACATCTACAGATACGAATATTGGTAATGTTGCAAAATTAAGATCGAATTGTGGGGAAGAGAATTTCGCTATGGGCCAAGATTGGCAATACATGTTAGGTTGTTACGGTAGTTCTTTACAGAATAACGATAGTTGGAAAATGTACTATCAAACAGATACGGGAGTTTTAAATCCCGCGGGTCTTCCACCGGCAGTAAACGCTGGTACTTCATCAGGTCATTGTGGTTGGAGAGAATAGTAATAAACACTTTATTTAATTGTTTTTTATACTTATATTATAGTAAAATTTTTATTATATGAAAGAAGAGTATAAATATGAAAAAACCAACAACCTAAAAGATGGTTTAGATACTAAGTTAATTGAAGTTGCGGAACAAGTTTCATTCGCACTACCAAGGTACAAGGCAGAAAATTTTGTTGGGGGTGCACAAATAACACCTTATGCGAAACTAAAACAATGGTTACTTGAACTTAGAGGTAGAGAAGACGCCGTAGAACATTTAGAATATACCGTTAAAAAACAGGATTTGGAAATACAAATCCAAGAGGAGAGTAAAGAATTTTTAACAGACCCTAAAAGAAAACAGTTGGTAGATCTCACAATTTCAGATATGAAAATAGATCTTAGAAAATTTAAAAGAAATCTTAAAGATGCTTACATAGAGAGACAAGGTTTTATTGATTTAATAAAAGATTTCTTAGATACTGACGATGCTAAACTACCTGATGGTAGTGATTTAATTGATGTAATCGGTAATAAAGAATTAGAAGATAAATTTGAACATGAGTATTGGACTGTTAGGATGGCAAAACAAGCAATGTTAGATATGATTTCATATGGTAGGATCGGTACAGGTAACTTGGATTCTATTTTAATGATGTCCGCAGAACAACAAAAACAAGTTTTATCTCTCGCTTCTTCTTACACAGTATTTATAGATAAGAACATTAATCAATTAATGGCAAACGCAACTACAAATAGTTTCTCAATAGAAGAGTCATTGAGAAAACAATTAAAGTTGGGGGAGGCAGATAAACCTGATACTGAAAAACTTTTATAATGAGACATATTATTTTTAAAATAACCGGAAACATACCTGGATACATACGAGTTGTTGGGTCCTACATGAATTACTATTATGGGCGTATTGATGACATCTATGACGATATGAGGTTGGAGTTAGATAAACTAAATGCATCGGTAATTACTGAAGAAGAAGGTAAGGGTTTCATTTTCGCTGACATATACAAAGATTATATTAGTATTAGAACTAATTCATCGCTGATGGATGAGGTTCCGGTCTTAGCCGAATCTTCAGAAACTGATGAAGAAAAAGTTAAGTATACACTTACTCAGGAAGATAGGGATTTAGGTGTTGTTTTTAATAAAGTGGTTTTATTAAAAGTTATTTCAGATAGATTTTATACGAGACATAAAGATTTAATGGTTGATGCATCTAACTTAGAAAAGGATACTTGGGAAGAACAAAAAAGAGAGGCGTTTGCATATCAATTAGATAATTCGTATTCAACACCCGTTATTGACATACTTTCATCTGGTAGAGGTATTGATAAACAAGTTTTGGTTGATAAAATAATATCTAACGTAACATCTTATAATACAAAATTAGCAACTTTATTACTTGAACAACAATTATTAGAACAAAGAGTAAAAGATTGTGTCACTTTGGCGGATTGTCACAGACTCAAACACGAGAAGTTTGGTATCTCCTTAAGTAAACAACAAAGAGAAGAGGAAGGAATTGAGAGCACCCCATTGACACTGAAGATGGATTTCTAAAAAAAACTAAATGAATTTAGCAATAAATGGTACATGTGCTAAAGGTTGTTCTTTCTGTTTCACAAAAGAAGATGCGAGACTAAAACATACTCTTGGTGAGATGTCAATAGAAAAAGTAGGTGAACTACTTGATCATTTTGATATTGAAGGATCTAGAGAGGAGGTTACAATACTTGGAGGGGAACCCACACAACATTCAAATTTTATGGGTCTGATGGATTATATAATCTCAAGAGGTTATAAGGTTAATCTTGTCAGTAATTTACTATTTGGTAAAAGAACCTTAGATTATATAACAAACAACATAAAACATATTAGGTGGATATTACCTAATGGTGCTGAGTTGGATGAAAAAAATAGGTTAAATCTATTTAAGAAAAACTACTTATCACTTTACTCAACCTATGCAAACACATGGGGATTTGAGGACAATTCAAGATTATTTATTGCAATAACACTTTCGTCCGATTGGAAGGAAAGAAAAATGTTTGAATACATTAAGTGGTTATATCATGCTTTGGATGGTAAATTAAATGCAATAAGGTTAGGTTTAGATTTAACAGGTACTTACCTAATTAACAATAAAGAAATGGGTAAAGAAGTTACTAAGATATTAAAGTTTGGACTTTACAATAATATTCAAGTGACCTCTGATTGTCAAGTACCACCGTGTTTGTGGGAGGGGGGAAACAAACAATCAATTATGGAGAACTCTTTAGGGTTCGCGACTTTCAAAATACCAGGTTACGATAAAATTTGTGGTTTCATGCCTTTAGATATATTCCCTGATGGATCCTCAATACACTGTTACCCATTACAAGATAAAGTTAAGATAGATAATGTATTGAAAATATCGGGAGAAAACAATATATTATCATTGAGGGATAAGTTCGATGATTTATATCGAGAAAACCATAAAGATTATAGTATACCACAAGATTGTTTAGATTGTGTTTTTTATAAAACAGAATGTAATGGTATTTGTGGAGGTTGTTTAGAAAATGAGTAAAATATTCTCAATACCATTAAATCCTATGTTAAGTGAACAGGCGTTCACACATGTATTCTATCCATTTCTACAAAAGAATAAGGATTGGATATATGATATATACTTTACCTGTAGAATACCCCCTTTTACTCAGGATGCTATGGGGTCTGTTATAAATGAAGACGATAGATATTCAGTTTTTGATAATGCGTTGATGATACAGGAGACTTTAGGTATAAAAATTAGTGCTACATTCAATAATTTTAACGTGTCTCCCAAATATGAAAATTATAAATTATTTATTGAAAACTTAAAACCACTTTATGATAAAGGTTTAAGGTCCATGACGATACCTCACGGTCATTGGGTGGCTATGGGTTTAAAGGACCATTTTCCTGAGATGCATATTAAAAATACCATACTCAGGAAGGTTAATACCGCACAAGATTTTTGGTACTCCGCCGAACAAGGGTTTGACTACATTAATGTTGATAGAATATTGATGAGGGATATGGAGGAACTAAAGAACATTAGAAGAGCACAACTCATGTTTCAACAAAAACATGGTAGATACGTTGAGATTGCGTTATTAACAAATGAAGGTTGTTTAGGTAGATGTCCCGTTATGGATGAACACTACTCATATAATAACTTAAGAAAACCTAACGAATTACCGTATTTTCACCATGAGATATCAAAAGTCACATGTGAACATAAATGGGAAAACGAAATCGGTGCGTTCTTCTTTAAAACTGCAACCATACCACCATTTAAAAAAGAATTTGATGAATACCTAAATCATATCGATGTCTATAAAATGCATGGTAGGGATAGTTTTGATAGATTAAATGAAACTATGGAAATAGTGGAATCTTATTCACAAGGTAAGGACATCTTATCAAAATCCTCAGAAATATATTTAGATGGTGTCCCTCATGAAGAGTTAAGGGGTTGGAGAAATAAGATCAAGAAATGTAAATTTCAATGTTGGGATTGTAATTATTGTGATATTGTCTCTGAACACAAAAAAAAGAAATTAAATGGATCTAATTAAACACATTGATGAATCCATTGAGTGGGGGAATAGAGAGGTTTCTAAACTTAACCAAGACGTACTCAACATTCACGGTATCACTAGTAACAAAGTTAGATGTTTCTTAAATAACCTATGTTCAATAGGTGGGACTTATTTGGAGATAGGTGTCTTCAGAGGAGCAACTTTTTGTTCATCAATCTACAATAATGATAATCTTCACAGTATAGGTATTGATAATTTTGCATCACCCAACCTTATGCCGATGGGTGTGAGTCAGAAATTAGCAACATATTTAAAACAAGGTATTGACACCCCACCACAAGAAGATTTTTTAAATAATGTTAAGAGGTTTGGAAAAACTGAACAGATTGACGTTTATAAAACAGACTATACCACATTTGATTACACCCAACTACCTAAGTTAGATATTATATTTTATGACGGGGATACTAAATTCCATGATCAGTATGTTACACTTAAAAAATTAATCCCCCAATTCTCAGACAAAACAATACTCATAATGGATGATTGGAATTGGAACAGTGGTGCGTTAGATCGAGTGATACACGAGGAAAAACTATTTGTGACCCATCAAAGAGAAATTTATACAAGTGGTGAGGATATGTCAGATTTTTGGAATGGATTGGGTATTTTTTTATTTGAAAGGTAGTTGACTATTGTCTAAATTTTATTTATATTTTATCTAAATAAAAACATATACATGCAAAAATTAATATTATCAATATTGTTAGTGTTAGGAACACATCAATTATCGGCACAATACTCGGGACGAGCACTTAGTAATGGTCAACAAGACAGTACACAAGTTAAAAAATTAAACGAGGTTGTAGTTACAGCCAAAAAGTATAGTCAATTCGAATTAGTGGGTGAGAATAACCAACCCGCTTGGACATTAGTAAGAAAATTTCCATCAACCAGAACTTATATTATGGTCCCTAAGGGTACTGTGATGTATGAAAAATGGTTCGATATGAGAACACCAAGAGGTGGTGACCCAACAGAAGTTAGAATGAGAGATGAGATTGCATTTGGTCTAGCTAATAGATTAGAGTTGGATCTATATATTCACACAGTTTATAAATCTGATGGGTATGAATCTTCATACGGTTTCAGAGGGTTTTCGTGGGAGATAAGATACGCACTTGCCGAATGGGGTAAGATATGGGGTAATCCAACTTTGTACTTTGAACACAAATTATTGGATGGTAAATACCAAGGTATAGAACCAAAACTACTTTTAGGTGATCGTATTGGTAAAAGAGGAATATGGGGCGTAAACTTAATTTATGAGGCGTATACTGCACCAACACGAGAAGACCAAAAAAGAGAGTACGCTTATACCGCATCTTATGGTCAGGTAATAAATGATGATTTAACGATAGGTCTGTCTAACATGTTTAGACATAACGATGTAGATGGTTCAAATGAATGGTATGTTGGACCCGCACTACAATATAGATTTAACGGTAATGCATATGTAAACTTTGAATTACTGCCAGGTCTTAATGAAGATGCGAAGAAGTTTAGAAATACCATTATTTTTGGATGGAGATTCTAATTAAAAACCAAGACTTCCTACTTTACTTAGGATTCATTATGGTCATAACGGGAATCCTAAAAGAAAAGGGATACCTTACTGACGTATTTAGTCTTTTACTAAAGACAGTGAAATCAAAGAAAATAGTTTTATTTCTAATTTCACTATTTGGTGGGGTTTTACCGATACCTGGTAGGGTTGCGGTTTCTGCGGGAATACTCGATACAATTGCCCCAAAAGATAAGAGGGGTAGGGAGAATTATGGTATCATAGATTACCTATCAACACACCACTATTACATATGGTCACCTTTAGAGAAAACGGTAATCATACCTATGGCGATATTAGGTGTAACTTATGGAGAACTAATCAATATATTGTATCCACTTTTAATTATATCTTTATTAGTTATATGTGGTTTTATATATAAATTTGAAGACGGTAATATAGAAATACCAAAAATCCATAAGATCAATTATAAGAACGTTTATCTTATATTCTTACCGTTCATACTAACATTGGTATTATCGGGTCTTACGGATCGTTATTTACCTTTATTTTGTGGTTTTACTCTGTACTTAGTCAGTTACTCTAACTCGTGGGGTAAATTACTTAAACACGTCAATTGGAAATTGGTAATTAGTGTAGGGGTTGTGATTGTATTTTCTAATTTCATATCTCAATACAATGAACAAATAAAAACATATTTAGAGGGGGTTACCACAACTTATAATATTTTTTTGGTTGGAGGTTTATGTTTCTTGAGTTCGTTCTTATTGGGGTCATCAGGTAAATACGCGGGAATAGTTTCAATAGTCAGCTCAATAGTGGGTATTGAATATTTTCTTTTCTTATTTACAATGTGTTACTCAGGTTATTTATTATCTCCAACACATAAGTGTGTTTACATAGGACAACAATATTTTGGTACTCCCATAAAAAAATATATCTCATCCATTTCGGTATGGACAATAATTATGATAGTCTACAGTGTTTTAGACTTGACTTTTAAATTAAAATAAACTATATTTCTAAAAAAATAACATTATGTCAACAAAGTTAACAATCGATCAAATCTTACAATTAGATGCAGAAATAAACGGATATACCAATCCTCAAAATGGTGAAGTTATCTATGAAGGTTTTGCATCACAACCATTATCAATTCTTTTAAAATACGAACTCAGAGAATTGTCTGATAAATTAAAAGAAGAAAGAACTAAGGTTGATGAATTAAGAAACGAACTAATTGAAAAATTTGGTGAAAAAACTGAAGAGGGTGGTATACAAATTACTCCTACAGTAGAACAAAAAAAGGGAAAGAAAACAGAAACGGTTAAAAATCCTAAGTATGTAGAATTCTTGAATGAATATAATAAGTTACTATCTAAGGAGATAGAGTTGGATCATCCTGTAATCACTAAAGAAGATCTTAAAGATGCGGGTAAAACCAAAGACCAATATAACATCCTATTTAATTTGGTAGGATAAATTAAACTTTTCTTTTAATCACAATTTTCAAATTTCCGATTTGATATTCCCCTACATCGTAGTGTGGAATTGATAATCGGATTTTGTTTATTACATGAAGATCTTCTTCGTTCATTGGTTCGGTCTCGATTATCGTAACATCCACCATATCAGTTAATAGAAATTTAGATCTTAAATCGTAGTTGGTATTAGGTTGTTCGTTTGCAATATATTCAGTGGGTGTGGTACCCCCTAAATACAATTTATCAAAATAAGGTTCCAACTTATATAGGTGTCTATCACTCCTCAATTTAATACCCATATTAAAAGTGGGGTAATTAAAAATTTCGTCCTCCCAATAATACAGTTCATTAAAAGTGGGTATGGTAATCCCCCATTTACGTATAAAGTTACGTATGTTTCTGTGTTCACTTAATTTACTTTCTTCGGACCTTAATACTCTACTGGTTTTAGAAACAAAATGATATACTACGGCACATTCAGTTGTTTTAAGTAGGTAACCCTTTAATTTGGCTCTAATAATGAAATCATCATCTTCACAGAAAAAAGGGTCAAAAGTAAAACCATCGAATAAACCAACATCAATAAATGTTTTCTTATAACCCGACATAAAAAATGTGGCCCCATTAACTAATTCCTTTCTTTCCTTAACTTTGTCAACGTATTGATCAAACAAGTGGTAATTAAAATCATTAAACCCTCTACCCAATTCTAATATAACTTTACCAGGTCTCTTATGTCCCTTAAAAATAGGGGGTTCAATAGTGGTATATGTGATGAGAGACTTTTCATCAATTAGTTCTGATAAATTCTCTAAAAAATTCTTACCGATCACCATATCATTATGAATCAAAACCAATTTATCAGTATCAACTAACTTGATCGCCGAATTATAATTGTCTGAGAAAGTTAATTGATCGTCATCATGTATGTAGGAAAGGTTATCATCATCCAAAGACTGTAACCAATCTAATGTACCATCCGTAGACCCACCACTACTAATAACCATAGGGGCATCAGGGTATATATCCCTAATCCTTTTATGTGTATTCTTAGTATAATCTAAGTTATTAAAAACGGCAAGTACTAAAGAGATATCCATTACTTATTGGTGTTATCGAATATTGAAATGAATAGTCGTTCGAAGATCCACGGACCTAATACTTTATTGACACATAATTCATTAGCCCTTTTATAAAACTCCACACTTCTCATTCTGATAGTGTCTCTACTAACCGCAAATATTGCACCGGCGGTAAATGGATATAGTTCAAGAGGTGGATTTTCAAATAGTTCTACCCAAACACCATTTATGTCCATACCTCCGTGATGGGGAGTCCCGTTTGGTCTCGAATGTAAAACTCTTTTAAAGGGTCCATCACTAAAAAATAGTAACTCATTAGGTTTTTCAAAAACCACTGATTTGGTAATATTTGGAAACTCTTTTAAAACCTCTTTGTAATTTCTAACGTGATCAAATGGGTGTCCTTGAGTAAAGAATACCCACTCACCTAAATTATCATAATTTTTTATTATGTGGGTTAGATAGGTGTTACCTTCTCGACCAACGTTAGGTAAATTAATTGAACCTTCGATAGGTTCCCCTTTATTATATAAGAAAATTCTATAATCAGAAAACTCTGATAACCAAGATATGTCTTCTCTATATCTACTTACTATTAAATCACCTTTGTAGTTCATCATAATAGTTATTTTGTTTTTCTTGTTTCTTAATATCTTTATGATGTATTAGTGAAAATGTTTCGTCCTCAGGTAAGTTGGTGTACGTGTTATAGTTTACTAACCTTTCATGTACCTTACCATACCATCTTATCCTACCCTCTCTTTTCCATATTCTTGTTTGTGTGTCAGGAAAATTAACCCATCCTTTTGAGTTTACATTCCATCCCCACTTCTTAATGTGCTCTTCCGTCAAACCCTCAACAGTGTTTACTCTTGAAATTAAGAATACTTCGTTTTTAGGGTTGGCCTCAAGTATCGTTGGTAGGTAATTAATTAAATTTGTATGAGGCATTTCATCTGCATCGATTTGAAAAATATAATCACCGTTACAGTAATCTGAAAGTTCATTCTTCCACTCACCAAAATGACCTTCAAAGAAACCTCTCCACATTTGGAAGTTAGGTAACTTATTATGTTTAATTAACCATTCAGCAATCTCCTCAGAACCATTTTTATGATCGTACAAAATGACTATCTCATCTTTAGGTCTTTTAATTCTAAGTAGAAATTCAACCAATCGTTTTATTTCCTCGAATTCATTACAGACAGTTATAGCATAACTAATTTTCATCTATAAGGTTTTTATATAGTCTTCCAATCTATCTTTAGGTGACCAACCTAATTTATTTAAAGTATCGTCATTCTCTCTTTTAGTGGATCTATAATTACCTGGTTGATCAGGTATATTAATTTTTGGGTGATCACCAAACCTTTCAGTAAACATATTGTAAACTTGATTTATTGAGTAATTCATACCTGTTCCTAATTCCCATGCATCTTCATGTTTTTCATTTCCTGTACCCACTTTATAAAGTGCGTCAACGATGTCAATAACATGAGTGAAATCTCTTCTTTGTTCCCCATCACCAACTATCGTAATAGGTTCCCCTTTTGATACTTGGTGTCTCCATATACCTATCACTGCAGCCCATGTACCATCCACCAATTCGTTAGGACCATACACGTTATAAAATCTACAGATCTCGAAGTCACAACCATAAGCGGTTCTGTACATTTTGAATATATCTTCACCTGTTCTCTTATAAGTTGCGTACGGAGATGTTTGAGGGTTGCACCATCTTGAGGAGGAACCCGCATAAACCACTTTAATATTGTTTTCCTTAGCCCAATCAGCAACATACTGACAACCACCAGCATTAACTCTAAATGTTTCAGTAGGGTCATCAAACGAGGGTTGTATTCTTGACAACGCAGCTAAATGATAACATATATCAAAATTACCACCTATCGAATTGATTTGTTCGATGTCATTGTAATGGTAATCACACCCATCTATTTCGTATTCTTTTAATCCCGTAGATAGGTCATCAATTGAGGACACTTCGTGACCCTCATCCATTAATCTACTGATTAAATTGGAACCAATAAACCCGTTCCCTCCTGTTACTAAAATTTTCATACTATTAATCTATTTTTTTTAATTCAGGTAAAACCAATTTAGTTTTCTTTGGTTTAACCTCGTTTATTATTACTGTTTTTAAAATTTCTTCAAATCTAATTGTTGTGGACTCTAATGAGAAGTTTTCATTATTTTCATCTCTGAGTATTTTAGATTTATCTAAAAATTCATCGTACTTCTCTTCTACTATTTTAAAGACCTCAACAACCTCATTGTAATTACACGTAAACCATTTTGACTCTTTAAGTATAAAATCATCGGCAGCACTCTCATGTACTTTAGTTAATTTACCTCCTAACATTATTGCCTTATCCATCGGTAAGAAATCCTTATGTCCTGACCAGTTAGATGCAATAATTGGTTTACCCGTCATGGAAAATTCTAATAGGGGTCTACCAAAACCCTCACCCTTTGTTAGTGTTACCATAGATTTTACTTTGGGGTGATTATACAAATCATTCATCTCATCATCAGTTAGTTGACCAAATAATAGATATACGTTAGGTGGGTTACTGTAGGTTGATGTAATTCTTTGTATTTTTTTTCTCATAACTTCCCTTTGTTTAATAGAGAAGTTAGCACTAGACGTCTTTAAAATCAATCCTGGTGCGTCTTCCACATCATTGAATGATTCACAAAAACATTTAATTAACATACCCACATCTTTTCTATCTTGACCGAGATCACCCTTCAACCAATGACCAACAAACAAATAATTAAAATCGTTTTCTAATTCTAATTTTAAGTTGGATTCTTTTTCATAGTATATTGAAGTGTCCACACCTTCATGAAGAACGTCTAAATCTACGTTTACTTTATGTTGAGATATTAATTTACCTGTGACCTTATCTGTTTCATTATAAACTGTTTGTAATAACACATCTCTCGAAAACGTCGATGTGGTTATAACTTTATCCATCCTATTTATCCCATCTATCCACTCCTTAGGTGCTGCGGTGGTCTCTATCCCTGCGGTTATACCAATATTGTACTTACCTTTTCTTTGAAATTCATTAGGTACGGTGACTTGAACATATATGTCAGGATGAAAATCTAAACTATCTATTATGTTCTCTTCGATCCAAGAATGAAATAGATTAACTTCAGGTTCTAATGCGGTCATAGGGGTCTTTCCCCAATTACAACTATCAATGTAGATATCGAATTTATCCATATCATATAAGGACTTCAATAAATCTCTTGAATGTGAACCGTAACCACTTAAAGTTTTGACTGGTCCTCTAAATAATAGTTTCTGTTTAATCATGTTGATTTAATCTTCGGTTTGTTTATTTATAAACTCTTGAGGAAAATATTTCGTTAAGGTTGATAATTTATCATCAGCATCAACCAACATTGATAACGCCTCCTCTGCGTTTTTATAGAAGTCACCTGTTGAGTGATCCCCAATACCTGATCCTTTGTTACCTAAAAGATCTAAAGTTAATAACGCTTTTGATTTTTCTGCCAAGGCGTTAGTTCTTAGCATATCGATTAATTTAGTGTTCATAGTTATGTTATTTTAAATAATTCAAAATTTTTCTTAGGTGTGAATTTAGTTAAGGCGTTCTCCATACCTTTAATTAATGATTCACACATAGTTTTAGTTGAAAAGTTCTTTATCATGTATTTTCTACCTACAAGACCTCTTCTTTTTCTTTCCTCTCTACCTAAATCGTACATCTTCTGTATTGATGAAACAACATCATAATGATTTATCCTATCATCAAATATGTAAGGTGTATTAATTGACCCGTTAAGAGTTGTAGATGCGGGCCACACAGGACTAACCCACTCACCGTGAGTAACTTTATCTTCCCATTTTTTAGGATCATGAAGTGTACCTATATCAATGTAATCACCTGCAGTTAGTGGTTTACCATCTAATTTAAAACCACATTGATCTTGTAATCCACCAGTGACGTTTACTATTATTGGGGTACCCGACATTACAGACTCTGCGGTGGTTAGACCAAAACCTTCATTGTTAGCAATGTTTATTGTACAATCTACTGTGTTGTATATTCTATTTAATTTATCCTGATCGAATTTATCGTTGGTGAATTTAACATCATACTTAGGACATAATTCATTGACGACAGCAACCAAGTCAGTACCGTTTTTATCTATTGACCTTGTATGCATCAGGAGTAAACACTTACTCGCATCCTCTTCTGAAAGAGTATCACAAAATGTTTTGTATGAATAAATTACATCAGATGGTTGTTTACGTTTGATGTTTCTGTTATTAAAGAATAATATGAAATCATAGTCTTTGTCACCATGAATAAATTTTTTCATCTCATCATCAACCTCTACGGGTTTGAATGTGTCTGGATTTATACCGTGAGGTACGTAACTTACCTGCCACTTTTTCAATGGGTTGTGAGTACTTTCCCTTTTAGACATACCAACTCTATTAACAATTCCATAGGTTTGTTTGGAGATACACCCCAACCAATCACAAGATTCATAGTAATCTCTATTGTAATAAGGATCTGGTAAATCGTCCCATATATGATAAAAGAAAATTGGTACTTGTTGTCTTATTTCATGTTCGTTATCGTACAACCATTGCCAGTAATGTGGGTCAGTAAAATGTAATATTGCGTCAGGTTTCTCTATAGAGATTAATTCTCTTAACCTTTCGATATTACCATAACCATTAGATGGGTATATTTTTACATTTGCATCTTTGACACCAGTTTTATTTCTAACATCATTATTAAGATCTACAATCTTACCGAATTCAGGGTGTTTTATTGCCGCACCTAATTGAACCCAATCAAATTTATCGACTGTACCGATAACCATCTCTTTTGACATGGTCGCCACACCTGAAGTCATTCTCATGTCGTCAGATAAAAGTAAAATCTTTTTCTTACTCATAAATTAAAATCTTGAACCACTAACGGCTAAAACATTATGACTATCAATTAGACCTCTAAATTCTTCATTGGTGTTATATAAATCTAAAGAACGATTTACCAATTTTTGAAAGTTAAGTCCATCAGTCTCTATCGTCTTGATTCTGAATTGTTTGTAAGTGTTTTCTATAACGTTAACAGTAGTTAACTTTGTCTTTGCTTTACTCATACTTGTATATATTTCTATATATATAGTTTATATCAAAAAAATACCACTGCAGAATAATACTGTGGTATTAATTAGATTCATAAATCCACGTACGTGGACTACGAATTTTTCTTTGCCTCTTCTACCTTTACTATTACAGGACTGTTCGGTTCCTGTTGAATAATTTTAGTTGTCTGACTGGTTGTCTGTTGTGTTTTCTTTTTTTTACATCCACATCCCATAATATAAAGTGTTTTATAATAATTATTTGGTTTATTAAAAAGTATCACTACTTCTTGTATAGTATAAATATTTTAAAATGATTTATCAATAGTTAACTCAAATAAAAAATCCCACTTATTTTCTTTAGGGGGGGTTTCTTTTCTAATTTATTTTATGTATATTTTATTATAATCAAACTCAGAATAGAATGGAAGAAGTACAAAAAGATTTTAAAATGGTAAAGAGTGTTTACAACTCTAACTTTGAAACCATAACCAACATAATGCATCTCTACGGTATTGAGAAGTTTGATTTAGATTGTACTTACTCTAAAGGTAATTTTTGGAAGGGGTTACCAGACCCCACACATAAGACGGATTTAATTCCACATTATGAACATGTCATTCAGTCGGATTCTGAGAATCTTCCATTTGAAAATGAATCAATGAGTGCGATTATGTACGATCCCCCATTTATTATTGTTGGTAGTGGTAAGGGTTATAAAAAGAATGGACCAAATAGTTCTATTATAGCAAAAAGATTCGAAGGTTATGGAACATATAATGACCTAAAAGAAAATTATTACAATACACTTAAAGAGTTGTATAGACTCACTAAGAAAGGTGGTTTTGTGGTTATGAAATGTCAAGATACGGTTTCTGGTGGTAAACAACATTTCAGTCACGTCATGGTAATGAATATGGCATATTCTTTAGGGTTTTACCCAAGAGATATGTTCGTATTGACATCCAACGTTAGAGTAAATGCATTTAACGGAACTAAGTGGAAGAAACAGCACCACGCCAGAAAATATCACTCTTATTTTTGGGTTTTTGAAAAACGTAAACCTAGAGTACCTTACGAGTTTAGTAATTTAGATTCACACGATCACCAACTTTAAGATTATTACAAGTACCTGAAGGGAATTCTACTACATGATCCCCTATACCTGTATATCTCTTATCACATTCTAAATCACATGGTTGGCAATCTAAGTGTATATTCGTTATTACATTTTTATTGACAAATATAATGTCCAAAGGAATTAGACATTTGTGCATCCAGAAACTGTGGTACCCCTTACCCATATCAAAAACCATACAACCCTTTAGTTCTTTACGACCCATCATACCCTGTTTTATTTGGTCGGGGGTTGTCATGTATTCTGCGTAAAATACTTGACCATCAATTATTACTGCCATATCTATAATTAGTTGATATTTAAATTTAAATTACGTATATTTTAAACATGACAAAGTACAACGACTTAATTCTCGGAATAGTATATTTTTTAATAGGACATATTATGGTGTTCTACCAATTAAACGGTCAGTTCATTTGGAAGAGTTTCAAAGAGAATGAGGTGGTTGTTGCTGCAACAGGTATAATTATATCTTTTTTCTTTATATGGGGTACTAAGTACACTGTGGACGCGATGGACGGATTACTATGGCCCGCTAGATTTATTGGTTTCAGTATTGGTATGTTACAATATGCAATATTTGTAAACATCTATTTTAAAGAAGGTATAGATTTAAAAACGATCATTAGTTTAGGACTATGTTTCGTTCTAATTTCAATTCAAGTGTTGTGGAAATGAAAAAACATTTAATAGTAATAGGACATCCCGATAAAAAATCATTTTGTTACAATGGTATTTTCAAAACTATCGTAAGAGAGTTAACCAGATATAAAGAAGAGTTTGAGATTATTGATTTATATGATGATAAATTACATCGTGATAGAACCGAGTTAATCAAGGGATATAAAAAATTAGTTAAGTGGTCAACTCACATCTATTTTGTTTCACCTGTTTGGTGGTTTAGACTTACCCCTAAAACTGAGACATTCTTCGATGAGGTACTCACACCAGGTTTTGCATATAAGTTCATACCATTGTTTGGTAAGTATGCTTACCCAAAACCATTTCTTAGTGATAAGAAAGTTAGGACCTATATAACACATGGTGCACCGATGTTACCTGTTGTTACTTTATATCTTAATTCAGTTAAGTTAAGATTAGTAATGGGGGTTTACACGTTTGTGTTTGGATGGAAATTGAGTAGGTGGAGAAAAACAAAACAATTTTGGTCAGTACCATTTGTAGATGCGAAGAAACGAGCAAAATATTTACGAGTGGTAAAAAATGATATTAGGAAAGATTTAAAGTGAAGATAGAAGACTTAGATAGGATTATAGAAATGGCATGGGAAGATAGGACCCCCTTTGAAGCTATAGAATTCCAATTCGGTATTAAAGAGAATGAGGTTCGTAAGATAATGAGAACTCATATGAAAGAGTCATCATTTAAGATGTGGAGAGAACGTGTAAAAGGTAGAAAAACTAAACATAGTAAAACATCAGAATCAAATAGATTTAAATCTAAAAATCAGAAATAGTTGAACGATAACCTTTAATGGTAGATGTAGATAAAATAGTACAATACAGAATGGTCGATGGGGACCTAACGTCACGTAAGACTCCGTCATATTATTCTCTTCAATATGTTGATGTAAATAATTACAAAACGTTTATTGATGACATCACTAAAGTATCTAACTTAATTATAAAACAAATACCTGATTGGGATGATGCTCCTACGGTAGAAACAGTCATTAAAAGGTTTGAATCAAAATCGTATACTTATTTATTTTATTATAAAGATAAGTGTATTGGGTGGAATTGGGGTAACCCTAATTTTACATATAATTGGATTGATGTTGATCAAGAATTAGAAGATGATGAAACTTACTTAGGTGGGTGTTTTGTCAATTTAGATAAGAAAGACAGACCTAATAACGCTGGTTATATAATGTGTTATATGTTTTTCGAGGAGGAGAGTAGAAGAGGTTTTAAATCTATGTACGGTGTTACCGACGATTGGAACAGAAGAGCGTCGTTATTGTATTATCGATTAGGTTGGAAAACGTACAATTTTATAAAATAATTAATTATGAATAAGTTAGATGCACAGTACCAAGGATTATTGGATGATATATTAAATTTCGGAGTAAAGAAGAATGATCGTACAGGGACAGGTACATTATCTGTGTTTGGTAGACAGATAAGACATAACATGAACGATGGTTTCCCTCTACTAACAACTAAAAAAATGGCGGTCAAATCCGTAATGACTGAATTAAAATGGTTTTTAAAAGGAGATACTAATATCAAATACTTAGTGGACAATGGTTGTAAAATTTGGAATGGTGATGCATATAAAAATTACTTAAACATTTACAACTATAATTTTAAAGATGACGATACTATTGAACCCCTCACTATAGAGGAGTTCATGGAGGATTTCAATGAAGATCAAGAATTTAGAGATCAATGGGGTGAGTTAGGTCCTATCTACGGAAAACAATGGAGACATTGGTTTGGATATGATAGTAATGTTAACCCATATTATGTAGATCAAATCTCAAATTTAATTAATGAACTTAAAGTTAATCCTGATAGTAGAAGATTGATGGTGTCGGCATGGAATGTTGGAGAGTTAAGTCAAATGGTTTTACCTCCCTGTCATTATGGTTTCCAAGTGTATACCAGAGAATTAAATTTAGATGAAAGAATTGACTACCACAATAGAGGTTCTATAAACAAATCTTCAGATTATTTTAGTGAACATATGGATGCGATGGGGGTACCAAATAGATCCATATCCTTATCTTGGAATCAGAGATCTGTTGATACGTTTTTAGGTTTACCATTCAACATAGCATCTTATGGGATGTTACTACATCTAATTGCTAAAGAAGTAAATATGGTACCCGAAGACCTTATAGGTAATTTAGGTGACACCCACTTATATTTGAATCATGTGGAACAGGCGGAAGAACAATTAAGTAGAGAACCTAAACCCCACCTACCAAAATTGAAATTACTTAGTTCCGATATTATGAACGGTGATTTTGACTATGAGTTATTACATTATCATTCACACCCACCAATAAAAGCACCACTAAGTAATTAAATGCAATTAATAACAACACACCCAATAAAGAAATCAGATTTAGGTTTTCACGCTAACTTGTTTGGTGGTAAACTACTAGCATGGTTAGACGCTGCTGGTGCTGCATATGCAATGGAGATATGTGACACACCAAGAATGGTTACTGTCATGATTGATAAATGTATATTCAAAAAACCAGCTAAGGAAGGACAACTAATTAAGATTTATGGAAATGTAGTTCATGTTGGTAACACGTCAATTACGTTTTATTTAGAGGCGAGAGCCCATAATGTGTACTCAGGTAATCAAACGGTTATATTACAAACTAACATAAGATTTGTAAGGATAGATGAAAATGGGGACTCCGTTCCATTATCTGACAAAATCAAAAACAAATATGGAACAAAAGAATAATTATAATTTTCGTTTAGACATATTAAGAAGAAAGATTGATGTTTTGGATGATGCGTTGTATGGTTGTATTAAAAAAAGATTTAACGATACTAACCTCATAGGTAAGTTAAAAAGAGAATACCACATTACGGATATGTGTGAGAAGCGTAAAGAAGAAATTTACGGAAGACTTGAAACTAAATGTAATGATGATGGTTTACCACCACAATTACTTAAAGACATATACAACCTAATATTTGAGTACTCAATAAAAGACCAAAAAAGAATAATTGGTGAGAAGTAACGTTATTGATTTACATGGACTAAACAGGACGGAAGCGTTCATTCTTGTCGAAGATGAGTTATTAATTAGATCTAATAGTGGGACATTCAGTCTAACAATAATCACAGGTAATAGTAAACCCATGAGAGATGGGGTTATCCGTATATGTGAAACACACGGTTTTAGTTACGTGGTACCATCACACAATATGGGTGAAATAATAGTTAACTATTTTTCGTTTTAAAACCCTACAGAACTCCTCTTTTTATAAGTTCTTTCTTAATTATATTCTTTTTTTTGTTATATGAGGGAGATTCGTACAGTTTTTTTAATTCTTCAGTAGAAGTATTGGAAGTAGTATGGTGCTTGTAGTACCACTTACTGTTCATTATTTTACCTTTAGAATCTCTCATGTATTCTTTAGAAGAAGGTTTAATTTTATTTGATGCCATAATTTTATAAATATTATTATAAATACCTATATAAATTACTAAAATAACACTACACAATTATTTTTTTTTCACCTAAATTATTGGTGTGGAAAAGGTTTTCAATTACAAACAAAACAAGAAAACAGATAAAGGTAAATGTCAGGAGAAATGTTCTATTGATATATATCATTACGATGATGTATTGATGGTAGAACTCTTTTACCTTTTTACCTATATGAGGTTCAACGAAAACAATGAAACCGAGTTCGAGTTAAGAAGACGAGTTGAGACAGAACATAAACTAACGATTGATTTAAAAACCTCTGACTTCCATGTGTTCTCACAAACAACAAATAAAGGTTTTTTAGGGGATAAGAAATCCTCCAATGGAAGGACCTCCAAGAATAAGTTTTCACAGTTGGAGGATATAACAAGTGTTGGTTTTTTCGGGGGTTCTAAAAAAGGGTCAAGTTGGGGTAGTCGGTACAAAAAGAAGACTGAAGAGGCGTGGGAACTAATAAGGAAAATAATCCAACCTAGAATAAAAGATGAGTACCTTTCAAAAAAGGGGTACAATAAAGTTGAGATAGATCCTTTATACGACCTTATAGTTGATTTTCACTTAGACAAAAAGAACATCAAAGGTCACGATTTGATTTACATAGATATACAAGAGGATTATCCTAAACAAAAGTATTTAAAAACCAATGATCGTAAGTTTGTACCTGCGGTATTAGAACAATACGGTATTAAAAACAGACAATTTATTAGTTCCATAAATAATGATAGTGAAGGGATGCCCATTATAATCAAAACACTTAATTATTTTAGTAAATTATTTGGTGACAACTACATTGATTATATGAATAGGATAGATTGGCATTTACATTGTTATAAGGCACCCCCCAACAGGAAAGTACACCCACTTAAAAATGAAACAGAGAAAAGGAACATGGTTAAGTTGATACAAAGATGGGAAGAGGAGGGGTTAAGATTAAATACTGATCTTACATCTGATGGTACTTTGATTATGTCTTTATTTCGTTTGTTTGAATTAAGAAACAAGATTGAAAAGAGAGGTATTGAATTGAAATTTACCGCAACAAAGGATTCTGAATTAGATACGTTATTTGAAGAATGGGAATCCTTAAGAAAATATTTACAGAAGGGGTACAGAGTTAGATACCTTTTTCCCGATGAATTTGTGAAACATGTTGAACAACCAATAAAGATCGGAGATGTAACCTACCAACCAAAATTACTATCTAAAGAAGAAGAGTTTAAAGTGGAGGGTCATATAATGAAAAATTGTATGGGTAATCAGTTTGTTCACGGTGTCGCGTCGATATTTATATCTTTAAGGAAGGGTAAAAGATGGGTAGATGTACAGTATCGTAAAGGTAAAAAAACCATGTGTTACGGTAAGGCAAATTCCCCCACTCCTTCTGATTTTAAAAGTGCAATAAACACACTCAACAAACGTATGAAAATTTATGATCAAGTTAAGTGGACTAAAGAGAAATATGATTTGTTATAAATTTTTATTTTTCGTATATTTTATAATATGGTAGACGTAACAGAAATAGCAATAGAAAAAATAGTGGGTCTAATGATGGATGAAGGTATAACCCCCGACACTCACAATCTCAGGGTTGGTGTAAGTGGTGGAGGTTGTAGTGGATTACAATACGAAATGGACTTTGATGATAAAATAAATGAGGGTGATAGTGTCTTTGAAGTGGACGCAATAAAGGTGGTTGTTAATAAACCTTCACTACTTTATTTAGCGGGAACAGTGTTAGATTTCCAAGGTGGTTTAAACGGTAAAGGGTTTGAATGGATCAACCCAAACGCATCAAGAACCTGTGGATGTGGGGAAAGTTTTAGTTTGTAAGGTTTAAACTAATAAATAAAGTATTTATATATAAAACGATCTAATGGAAGAATTAAGTAAAAAAGATATTTTGACTCTTATTGGTGAGAATCTAACCACTATAAGACGACCTGGGTATAAAGGTTTTGACGAATCTAAGGAGTTAGACGAAATGCCGTTAAGGCCAGACCAACTCCCAAAGAAAGAAATTGAACCAGGTAAACCCACAAAAAAATCTAAAAAAATTGTTTTAACTTTAGATAATGGTGAGGAGATGACATTTAGTACATCACAATCAGTTATAAAAGTTGATGGAGAAAATAAGAACACTGTTAAGGTAACACAAATACAACCTGGTGATGTTATTGTTGACGACAACAGAAGTGAACAAACCGTCTCTAGTGTGGATCAAAAGGAAGTAATTGCACCTTGGACAGCAATGTTCGAAACAGACAATGACGGTAAACCGATTGAACATGTTGGTTGGTATAGATATGAAAACGGAGAGGTCACCCCAATTATTTTTACTTGTGAATGGGACGAACTGACAGAAAAACACCCTGATTTAGTACCTAAACTAAAAGAGAAATTTGGTAAGGTTAAGTTAAAAGAGGAGAACTGTCCATCATATAAACCAAGAGGTAGAGATATAGGGGGTGTAAAACCTATCCCTGGCGATGATGGGGAAGAGGTCACTTTTGATAATGCGGATCAAGTACCTGATGCAACAGGGACTAAAACTACATATACTAGGGAGAAGATAAATAGAACATTTAATTCTATCTTAAAAGATGAGTTAGTGGATGATGAAGATTTCGTAACTACATTAAAAAGAATAAGTTTACCTGAAATAGTTATCCTTAACCCAAAACACAGAAATAAATACAGTGAAGTAAACGATAAAGAGATTACATTTCAGTCACATAACATAAATTTATATAAAACACAGGAAGAGTTCCAAAATACCACAAGGAAAACGGTTATGAGGGGTAGAACACCTGAGTATTTTGAAAGTGATGAGTACAATCCAAAAAAATCCAATAGTTTAAGAAGACAATACAATTCAGGATATTCTAATTGGTCCAAAACACGTTTTACTCAACAAGGTGCTGGATACGGTAAAACACCTGTATTCAAATTAGATAGAGGTGATTTCCCAAATGAAGAAGATTTTTCAGTAATGGTATCATCTGATTTAGAAATAAAAGGTATTGCTCAGGGTGAAGGTGAGATGACATCTGGATATAGATGGGAATTAGTCTATACCGTTGAATACGCAAAGAAATTACCTACTGATAGAGTAGCAAGAAAAATATTCAAGGATGAGGATGTATCAATAAATCTTTTTGTTGATGTTGATTTAAGTGAAGAAAAGGATTTTGATGGTAAAGTAGATAAAGAACAAGACGGTAAAATTGTTGGTGGGGACACAGGAGATAATCACCCATTAACAGATGTTAACATTGTCCAAGGACTAAAAGAAATTTTAGATAACTTCAAGAAAGAAATGAGTGGTAAGAAACAATTCCAATTGGCAGCTAAAAGGGCTCAAATGACAAGACAGGATGTGGATACTGCAGATATGAGGTTAAATGAAGAAGAAATAAAAGACATCATAAAGAAAACAATAAACAAGAAGTAATATTGGTTTCGGTTCTATTCAAATCTATTAGGGGATACAATTTAAATTGTGTCCCTTTTTTTTATTCTTGATATATTAAAAAAATATTCTTATATTAATAACAAAACATTAAGTATGGTAAGTTTATTAAGACAAGAATGGTTATCCGATCCAAAACTTAAAAAATGGGATTCTGTGGGATGTACCGTAGAAGAAAATTGTACTTGTAAAACGGATAAATATCATGTAGAATTGTGGGAACAAGATTCATGTGTTAGAGGTAGAATAGACACCGTTGTTTGTACTAAATGTGACACCATTAAATCATTTAATATTGTAAGATGATTAATAGTTATGTTGATTCCACTTGGAACTGTGGTTGTGGTGCATTAAATGCCGGTTACAGAGAGACGTGCGGTGCGTGTGGGAAACCTAAACCCACACCTAAAATTATCTATTAAAATTTTAAACAGATATTTATTGTTATGAGGATTGATTTTAAAAAGATACTTGAGGCATATAAAGTAAAAATTAGCCCAACCATAGAACAAAAAGATCTGGCACTAAAAAGATTAGAAATTTGTAAAGGATGTGAATTTCTTAAGGGTAGTGTTGAGGATAATTTTTGTAGTTGTGGTGTTTGTGGTTGTTTTATACATGGTAAGATATTTACTAATAAAGGGGATGAGTGTCCAAAAGGTAAATGGAGTGAAATAGACCGAGGACACTTTAAAACAAAAGTTAAAAACACATTAATATGAGAGCAGTTTTGGTAGGTAATGATTACCTTAAAGATAATAACGGTAATTTTAAACACTTAGAAAGTAACACTTCTGTTTTACCTTCATTTGCAAGATCCGAAGACTACTTCAACAAGTCTGTATTTGATCAGTTTCTTTTAGATAATAACATAACAAGTATTGTCATTATAGACGCTTTAGGTCCTACCTTATTACAAGATGGGTTAGACAAACAACATGACGGTAATTCTTCCCATCAAAAGATTAGTCATATGTTATCTAATGTATATGGTGAAACTCACAATGTTAGTTTTATCAGTCAAAATCAAGATGGATCTTTACCATTGATCGAGGATGCGGATGATAAACTAATCTTAAGAATTGCATATGACGACAATGCTTTAGTTGATGAATCATACTGTAAAGATAATTTTGGGTTTCTAAAATTGATATCTGACAGTAATCCCAACTCATTACCTAATGTATTTTTTAATGATGGGAATGAGATTAGTGTAGATACCATAGGTACGACGATAACAGACAATGGTAACCACCCTAACTTTATTATTAAGGAAAGGTATCCTACGACCAACTATAAAAATTACCCTAAAGTATATAGAATTAATAGTGTTGAGGAATTAAACACACTTAAAAACGGATTAAATAGTAATGAATTACTTCAGGAATATATTTGTAACACTAACGATTTAATTGACGGTAAATTAAAAACGTACAGACATATTACAATACTATACGGAAGTGACCTGTCAGTTTTAAATCCGTTCGACGTATTCTGTCATTCTAATAGGTTACCAATAACAGATGCTGTGGATTACGATGGTACAACAAATGAACTATCTCCATGGGAGAGACCTAAGTACTTACAAAAAACAGGGTCAACGGCAGCTTCGAAACTTTATACTGGATCTGAAAACGATAATGTTAAAAAAAGTGATGGTTCGTTAGTTAAACTAAAAGATCTTAAAGTAGGTGATAACCTCTCAAGTGTGATATTATCGGGATTAGGACCTGATGACGAATCCCATGTTAATTTTTCTTCGAATATAGATGATTTAAATAGTAGCAATATAATATATTCACCCGTATTTGATGGCCCATTTGGGGGTATGTCTTATACCAAAGAAGAAGGTTATGATCCAACATATAATAACCCAACTACATCTAACGAATGGGGTGGTTTTGCAAATACCAATACTGAATTGTCAAATGTTACCTTTCAAGAGGGTGGTAAATTAACATTTAATGCATCCTGTGAAGGGTCAATTGATGTTAAATTCATATTTGAGAATAACCCATATAATCATAACGGAAATGGTGATGATGATACGTTACCTAGATATAATACTGATTTAATTACAGTTAGTGGTGAGGGTGGTAAATATTCTATTGAGATCCCATCTCAAGGTTCAAACACTTTTAGTTCTTTTGTATTAAAAGTTATTACTCAGGATTCAAATATTAAAATTACCAATTTTAAAATTATTACCTACGTAAGTGGACTCACCGATACTTCAGTTAGTACTGATAGTATTATTTCCGAAGAGTCGGGATTTTTTGAACACATTATAACCTTAAGTGGGGGTAAAACATATAACTTTTTAGGTAGAAGTCAAATCCTATCATCAGGACCAAACGATGAGTTGTATCGATTCATGATTGCGGATAATTTATTGGTTGGGTGTAAAGTAATAACAAGAGAATTGAGTGGGGGGAACCTTATTCCCGAAACGATAGTTTCTATGGGTTATAGGTACGTCCATGAAGTTGCATATAGTATAGATGTCGAAGAGGTAGATTACTATTTCAGAACAGATAGTTCTGAAACCCCTACACAAAGTGTTATTCATCACAATAAAGAACAGATTGGGTGTATGTGTTATCATAAAGAATTTGAATGGACCAATTGTAGTTGCAATAGTCCATGTGTTTATGCCATGGGTGAATGTATGGAGGATGGTGCGTTCATAGATTGTTGTGGTTCACAACCAATGTGTTATGGAGGTTCATATTCATCGGGTCCTTGTGGTGATATAGGTAAAGAATAAATTAAAAACTAAGTTATTATGTCAGAAGTAAATAAAAATACCCTTTATAACGATAAAAATCAAATTAGGCCAATTATTGATAAATCCTCTACGGAAGATAAAACAAGTATTGAGAACCTAACTAATAGTTTTGTTCAACTAATAAAGGACAAACACCTTTAGTATTTGATTTATTAAAATATTATTCGTATATTATTTATATGAGTAATATTGAAAAAATACATGACCAATTCCCCGAACTTGAAGTTCTTCAGGCAGATGGGTTCGATGATGCAATTGTTGGTTTAGAACCACTAAGTGGTAAATTAATCTATGACATCTCTAAAATGATAGACGTACTTTTGGAAGAAGGTTTATCTCATGAAGATGCAATAGAGTACCTAGATTTTAATGTACTTAACGCATATGTGGGTGAAAATACACCACTCTACATACACACCATAGAGGAATAATGGTATTCATAAGTCAAACATACAAGAAGGCAATTAAAGTTATTGATAGTTGTGAAAATGAAGAACAACTAAAGGGGGCATCAAATTATGTGACCCTATTTAAGAATTACTTTGAAAAATTGGGATCTGACGACCAACTAATAGAAATTTATTATTCAGAACTTAAAAATAAAATACTAACTAGATTAGATGAAAATTAAAAGTACTGACATAAAAGACTGTTACATAATAGAGTCTGATAAATATGTAGATAATAGGGGACACTTCCAAGTACCCTTTAATGTCGGTGAATTTAACCAAAAGACGGGAATCACGTTTAAGTTCATCCAAGAGAACGAGTCATTTTCGGAAAAAAATGTTATTAGAGGATTACATTTTCAAAAACCCCCATTCGAACAATCTAAGTTGGTTAGGTGTATTTATGGTGGTGTAACTGATGTTATATTAGACATTAGAAAAGACTCCCCAACGTATGGGAGGGTGGTAAAGGTAGAGTTAAAAGGGGGTGATTTACAATCTGTTTTTGTACCTAAAGGTTGTGCACATGGGTTCTCCACACAATCAAGAGCGGTTTTTAATTATAAAGTTGACAATGTCTATTCTAAAGATAGTGAGGGTGGTGTGATATATAATGACCCCGAGTTAAATATAGATTGGAATGTGGGTAAAAAACCTAAAATATCTGACAAGGATTTATTACTACCCTTTTTCAAAGATTTAGATATTTATTAGTAAACAATTATTATGTCAAAAGTCATTAAATTAAAACAAGAGGATCTTGAGAAGTTAGTTCAGGATGTAATTAACGAACAAGAAGAGTGGAAAGGTTCCACTGATCCTGAGATAATGCAAATGGGACAACAAGGACCTGAGGAAATGGGGGACGAACCAGAAAGTGTGGAAAGTGACGAAGATGGTGTTCCACTTAAATTAGGTAAAGACGATAAAGGTAATTATTTTGTCTTTAAAGACGACGGATCGGAATCACCAACAGTATTCAAAATAAATAAGTAATATAAACCCCACACAGTGGGGTTTCTTATTTAAAATCAAACTATTTATCAATATGAAGTTATCTTCTCTTTATGAGGAATTGAGCACTAGAAAAGTTCAAGCAATACTAAAACGTAATCCTGATTTTTTCCAAAACAGAGTTAGGTTTGTTTTGGGTGCAAATAATGGTGTGTTTGATTTTGAGATACATATAAGTCCTGAAGATATTGGTGACTATGTTGGTGGTGACTACAACATACGTAGTTACACAACTAAAGATAATAGAAAAGTCGACATTGGACTTTTTGAGACCATATTAGATGGTGATATTTGGGATATTTATGAAAACTACCATTACGATGGGGATTGGGAGTCAGTTTTAGATTATTATTTAAGTCCCGAAAATGAAGAGAAAATTAAAGATATTATCAATAAACTAATTAAGAGAGAAGGTAAGGAAATAGAGGACCATGAGGGAGAGTCTTTACAGGACTTAATTGAACAGTACGACACTGAAGACCACATTAAAGGTATTCTAAGAGAATGTTTGAGTAGTGCACAGGCTGACGATTATGTTAATTACCTAAAAGACCAATTAAGAGAATGTTTGATGGAATATGGGGATATAAAAAGTTTTGACCATGAAGGGGTTACACTTAAAATAAAATTCTCAACAATGATGGATATGTTAGGTCAAGATATTGATGATGTAGACGTAATAGATAAAATGGACGAAGATTGTGGTTACGACCCTAAATGTTATTTCGAGGAAATGTTTTATAAAAACACTTACGACTCACCTAAGTTTAGTCCTGATGATAGATATCAAGGTGATGCTAGTAACGAGAACGTTAATGATATGATTAACGATAGATTGGGAGAGGTTGAGTATGATTATAAATTAGAGGGATGAAGTTAATAGAAACAATTTACGAACTTATTCTTGAGGCGAGACCAAAAGAAATATACAAAAAATACTATTCAGATATAGAATGGAATGTGTTTCTTAACATAATAAGTTTAGACCCCAAAACAAAACTTAAACAAATACCAGAAGACTACGAAATACTAAAGATTGGTAAGTACGCTAAGTTACTTATTAAAATGTTTAAATCGAATAAACTAAAACCAGAGGATTATCCAAAGGCAAAAGAGTATCTTACGTTAGTCTACAAACATCAAGTACCTGTCGATGTGAACAAAGTAAAAGAATTAGGTGACCTATATACCCTCGTGGAGAAATACTATGTTAAGGATGGGGACCGTAATTACTTTGATGTGGTTAATACTTTAACTGATTCTGATCATAAACTATTAATGAGTGGTGAGAAATGGATCATATACACCCCAACAACTGAGAAAGGTGCCGCTTACTTAGGTCACGGAACACAATGGTGTACTGCATGGGGACCATATTCGACGAATGACCAATATAAAGGTCGTAGTAACCACTTCTCACAACATAATAACAAAGGAAGTCTATATGTTATTGTGAAAAGGGACGAACCAACACAGAAATTTCAGTTCCATTTTGAAACTAAACAATTTATGAATCCCGCGGATAGAGGAATTTCCACTTCAGATTTCTTTAACAAACATAGGGAAGTTACAAAATACTTCTTCCCATCATTGTTTGATGACACACCAGTCGACAGTACTGAATTAGACAGAATGGATTTCTTAGGTTATGTGGATGTGGCCACATTAACTGAAAAAGAGATTGGGGACACCGACAATAAGTTGGTAGAAATACTAATTAATAACAATGGTGACGAACTTATTGAAAAACTAAATGAGGGGTCATTTATTAACGACGGTAATGTATTAGATGTGTCGTCGGACCAACGAGACAATAATAGAATAATATTTACACTTAGTGAGATAGGTGATGACGTTGAAACGACAAAATATGCGTTAGATGGGTATAAGTCCGCTTCAGGTCATTATTCAGATCACGGGGAATACCTTAGGAGTGACATAACAGATACTGACGAAGATCAGCAAAAAGAAATATTAACACCAATACTCGAAGCATTCTACGATAAAAATTATATCCCTTATGCAAACAGTCGTGATGAATTTATTAAGAAAATAAGTTTTACGTATTTTGATGAACTTATTAATGATCTTGCGGATGAATACTCTCAATTAAATGAAGAGGGTGTTAGGTCTGCAAATGAAGTTAAAGAGAATGAGATAACGAAATATATAGACATTGATGAAGATCGTAATAGTCATGACATATACATACCGGTAATGAGGTTAGCTCTGTTTATATCCAAAGAAAATATTACACAAATAACCGATTGTGAGAGTTTATTTGATGCATATGTTGATAGTAAAGATCTTAACTATGAGTACGAGAACCCAATGTGGGAAATTCCATTAGAACAAGTATCACTTAAAGATATGGAAACCCATATCGAGGGTTACTCATCTAAATTAGAAGAAGAATTTGAATCACATCCCGAATGTGAAAAATCAAGAAACGAGTTACAAGAAATACTAAATAAGTATTTTAAAAAATATGGTGGTTATAATACAATATACCGTTTTAATAACGAACATGTACAGGTAACAATACAAGATAAATTCGATTGTGAAAAGAATGGTGTACCTGTAGAGGTTATAATCGAAGAGAAAGGTGAACAAAAAAGAGAACGATACACAGGTACTATCTCAATTGAGAAAGTGAAAGAATACATTTCCATGGAACCCCTTATGGAAGAATAATTAGTATATTCTAAAAATATTCTTAGAATTTAGTTGTATATAATAAAATAATTATTATCTTTGTCAGTATAAAGGTAAAAATTATATATCATGACAATTAAAGAAATTCAATTCGAACCCCACCAAGTAGGTGGATTCAAATCCAAAACTAACATTAAAGATAATATAGATATCTCCATTGTATGTGGTCAGTTTTTCTACTGTTCACCGAGAGCTAACCTATCACATCCACTTGAATACGATTCTTATGAGATTGCCATTTTTAGAGATGGTGAGTTCACAAGGGAATTCTATGACGAGTTTCATGATGATGATGTAGTCGGATATATAAGTGAAGATGAAATTACAAGTTTAATTAATAAAATAAAAAAATCATGATACCAAAATTCGAAGATTTAAATCCAAAACTACAAGGGTTCGTAATAGGTGTGGGAGTTACACTACTTACGGTTTTTACTACGGGAATATACTTAACACATTTTTAAAATGACATTATTTAATAATCTTAGATACAAAATATTCTGTGATATGGATGGTGTTCTTGTCGATTTCGAGAAGGGTTACTTAGAACTCACAGGTTTAGATATATCAGGTCAGTGGCACACCACACCTGAATTTTGGAACCCCATAAATGAAAAAGGTCAAGAGTTTTGGGACAATTTAGAATGGATGAAGGACGGTAAAAAATTATGGTCCTATATTGAAGAATACTATCCCGTACTATTGTCCTCCCCATCTCGTAACGGATACGGATCTAGAAAAGGTAAAAACTCTTGGGTTAATAGAGAGTTACCGGGAGTACCACTTCTATTGGAGTACTCAAACAATAAAAAGAAGTATGCGGGTGAAGACTGTATATTAATTGATGATAGGGATTCTAATATAGAACAGTGGATATCTAATGGTGGTATAGGTATTTTACATAAAGATTTTGATACTACCGTAATTGAATTAGAAAAATTAGGATTATGATTAATAACACAAATAGTTTTCAAACAAATTTAAATGGATCGTCAGTCGATAAACCATCACAATGGATAAAAATACATTGGTTTGTATTGGCCATAGGTGTAACATATTTCTCACCAGAATTTGGTTTAATCCCTTTGGTAATATGGTTATACCATGTAGTTGACCTATACTTTTGGTCATGGACATATACCTCAGATTCCGTTATTGAGAGAAGGGGTATATTAAACGTGAATACAGAAGAGATACAATACTTTAGAATAAAAGACGTTCAATTGTATGAACCATTTCTATATAGGTTAGTCGGGTTGTCTAAAATCATTTTAATCACCTCAGACGAAACAAAACCAATTATAGTACTCAATGGTATCGAAGATGGAAAAGGTAAGCGAGAGATGTTTAAAACGTTCGCCCTGAAGTCGAGAAGGTCTGAAGGTATACGTGAATTTGATATTAGATAAAAAATTATGTATATTTATTATGAAACAGGTATTAACCATGATTTATTTAAGTTCGGTTGACTCGTACTATGATCAACAAACAGGTCTTGTTTATGTATGTAAATCAAAATCATGTAGGGACACCAATGAAGGTATAATACTAAAAGAGATGAAGGAGCAATGGTGGGAAAGTCTCACATCTTCAGATCTATCAAGGATCCACTCAAATGGGGGTTTGTATTAAATGAAATTTGCACTTATAGCACACGATAACAAAAAGGCGGACATGGTCGCATTTGTGTCAAAAAGATTACCATTTTTTAATAGGGAAGATGTAGATATAGTAACTACGGGAACAACAGGTAAACACTGTAAACATGCCGGTATTAAGAATTTAGAGACAGTAAATTCAGGACCACTTGGTGGAGACGCTGAGATTGCCACTAAAGTCGTTAATGGTGAAATAACGGGTGTCATATTTATGAGAGACCCTTTAGATAAACATCCACATGATGTTGATATCAGTATGTTGATGAGGTTATGTGATGTTCACAATGTCCCACTCGCAACAAACTACAAAACTGCGAGTATCCTTATTAAGTGGTTTAAGATGAACAACGTAAAATAATTATATGTTTGAGTACCTCTTCAATTTGTTTTTGGGTGGAAGTTTTTTCCTAATCATTATATTCTTGATTAAGAGTATTAAGAGTGATAAGAAAAAATAATCACTAGTATATATTAAAAATTTTTAGTATTTTGTTTGTATATTCAAAAATATTGTTATCTTTGTATAAGAATAAAAAATTAAATATTATGAAAAAGTTAATTGTAATGATGGTGTTAGGGGTATGTTTTACCTCTTGTGTTGAAACTAAAGAAGTACCTAAATGTCAAAGTACTGAGGTTGTGTCTGTGGAAGACCCGAACAAAGAACGGTTTGAACTTATGGATAGAAATGATGGTGTACAATACTTCCGGTTTAAGGATAAATACTATACTGAAACTCAACTCGATTCAATCATGGAGGTTGTACATAAAAAGATCACTGAGGAAATGATTGAAGAATTGGATTCTACTGCCTCTTCGCAGTAATTGGATTACCACATAGATCCGTTTCCAATAGAGTTACCTCTTTCAAACTACCTCTAGTAACTGATACTGATGGGTATCCCCTATACTTAGGTTTACTCTCACCGTCTTTAGTTATCTTAACGAAGGGAACATCACTGTGGGACCCATTATTGTAATAATGTGAGTATGGTCCTGATCGTGATACTAAAGGTACCATACTTAAAATTATTTTATTATCTTTTATTTTACCCTGATCGAATATCTCCTTAGCTTTGGCGGTGTCTATGGTAAATGTTTGAGTTCTTTTACCTCCAAATTTCTTATCGGAAGTTCTACCAGGTAGAGTTGTTAATTTTTGGTGTAACGCTTTAACGGTCTTATTTTTTTGATCCTTATCAAATTTGAACGGTTTACCAACAGACCTTTTTAATATATTCATATCATACTTTGAGAAAGGGGTCGTCCCCTTACGGTCTTCGATCATTTTATTTAACATTTCTTTAGTAAAAACAGTTTCATCGTTGTAAGTTACCTTAAGTGGATTGTTCTTTTTATAAAATGATTCCACGTATGCTTTATAGGAGGGTACATCACCTCTAGTTGTTAAATCCCCTATTCGTTTACCATCAAATACATACTCTTTATAAGAGGTTTCAGGGTTGGATTTTCTAAAGTTAACATATTTTCTACGTTCCGCATTTATCATCTTAGTGTACATCTTGTCATTATGTGTTTTCATCAATTTCTTAACCCCAAGCATAGAATCAGTTAAAACTATATTTTTTGTAAAACCTGAAGTATCGTACTTACCATTATTTAGATTTGCAATACCTAAGGATACTCCATTCATTTTCAATTCAAATAACGCCTCATCACATTGGTGACCTGTTGTACCTATGTAACCTATCATAACTTCTAACCCAATTAGACACTCACTCTGACTTGTTGCGGTTACTTTTAACCTAACAAATTGTTCTTTCTTATATTTTGGATCCTTAGGATTATCTTTACCTCTTACATACGGTGTAGCACCTACTATTGTTTTAGGTTTTGGAATTTCAGGGTATGTAAATGACATTCCCCCATTTTCTAATTTTTTAAAGAAAGTATTTAAATAATTAACCAATGACTCACCTCTCCTCGAAGAAAGGTGACCTGGTTTTACCGGCTTACCCCCATCTTCATTATCTGCGTTTGTTACCTTAGATTCACCCGCTTCAACCTGAATACTTAATTTAGTTTGAGGGTTTTTAACTAAGAAATTTTGAATAACCTTCATTTGGTTATTTAAGTTTAGGATCTGGTTACTTGTCAGTTTCCAATAACCCGCTCTCCAAACAGAATTAAAATTAACCGTTTCTGTTTTTGTTTCAGGATTAAACCCAACGGATTGTTCATTAATTGTTTTATAGTCACTAATTAATTTTTTAACCTGACTTTCAGAAAGATGTATTTTCATAATATTACGATATTACTATAAATATCATAAAAAATATAAAATATTTATTTTGATATATCAACTAGTATTATTATATTTGTACCCTAAACCTTAAAAAAGTTATTATGAAAACATATAATATTAGATTATTAATTTTATCAGTTCTTTTTATTATCCTTTCATGTCAAAAAGAAGAATTATTATTGGAGGATGAGATAGTAATTGAGGACACCATACAACCCACAGTATTTGAAGGTGGTGAATACTTAACAGTACCTGAGTATCTAACAACCCCAATAAGTGGTTCGGAGTTAATCATACCTACTATCATAATAAATTACATACCATCTAATGATGGTACTACCATCACAAATGAGTTCGCCGAATTAGAGGCGGTAAGAGATTGGGGTAATAATGTGATTTATGGTTTGAGTGTTGAGTCAGTTTTGAACTATTTCAAGGGTAGTGATATTAGACAAAAATGGTCTATGGAGGAAGGTTCAAGGTACCATGGACAAGAAGATAATACCTCAACACCATACTTAGGTTTTGATGTAATTGAATATATTAATATATATGAAATGGATTTCAATGAACAAGGTCAAATTGATTATTTTAAGTTATTTGATAAGTTGGACATCAAAACTAAAGTTGAGGATTTGGGGGTAAAAGAAATATGGTTTAATCACTTCCCTGATGGTTATAGTATACCTGAAAGTAACATGAGTAGTCCACATAAAATATTCACACATAACGGATCGTTAACTAGTGATGTATCAAATAGTTACCGTAATGATGATGATTTACCCATATATAATAAAACATACGTAGTTTACGGACAAACGGGTTGGTATTCAAACAATCTACATAATAGGGGTCACCAAATCGAAGCCCAATTAAGTATATGGGAAACTTATAGGAACAATTACGATTTATCTTATTTGTTTTATCAGAAGTTTGGGGGTTATCCTGAAGGAGAACCACAACCTTATTATAGAGGTGGTAGGGTTGGTTTGGTACACTATCCACCCAATGCGGATGGTGATTACCATTACGATAGTGATGTTCCTGTTGAGAGTGATATATTGGATTGGATACCTAATGGGGGTGGATCTACTAAAACAATTAGTAAAAGTGATTGGGCATACCCAAGAACGATGGAAATACCCACACCTACTATTAATGACCACGATAGGTTCGGTTCTTACGGAGGTAGTTATGAGGTTGGTAATGACCCCCACGGTGGTTGGTTAATATATTGGATGCAGTCCATACCATCTACTAATAATGACATACCATACGGGGATCACACAATAACAAATTGGTGGGATATCATCTATAAATGGGATGAAACAATAGTAAATAATCACAATTTATTCGAATAATTTGTATATTCTAAAAAACATTAGTATATTTGTTTAAATAAAAAAAGTAAAAGATGAAAACATTAGTAATTCACCCTAACGACAGAAGTACGTGGTTTTTAGAGAATGTTTATAAGAACATAGAAAACCTGACACTGGTTACGGGTAATGTAAGTAGAAATGAAGTGAAATCAATGATAAGAGATCACGATCGTGTTATGATGATGGGTCATGGGTCACCTGGAGGATTATTCAGTGTAGGTCAATTCCCTTCACAATCCAATAATGGATATATTATTGATAGTGAAATGGTTGAACTTTTAAAGGAGAAAGATAACTCTATTTTTATATGGTGTAATGCCGATCAATTCGTGGAAAGACACAACCTTAAAGGTTTTTATACGGGTATGTTTATTAGTGAGGTGGGTGAAGCGATGTATTGTGGATTACCCAAAACCAGACAACCCGAGGTAGATGAGTCTAACTTCTCCTTCGTCGATATTATGGGTGAGTGTATTGATCACGATCCAAAAACAATTCATTTCATCGCCACGGAAAGATATGGTAAGTTAACGGATCATAATCCCGTCGCTAAGTATAATCACGAACGTTTATATGTAAATCAATAAGTTATGGTATCAGAATGTTGTGGGGCATCCCCATGGTTAGGAAATGAGGATTTAGGTAGGTGTGGTGACTGTAAAGAATGGTGTGAATTTATAGAGGAGGAGGAATAGTTATGGAGTGGTATTTAGAAACTGATATGTTGATTGCCTACTTAGTCGTGGGTGTCTCCACTATATTATTATTATTACGTAATCGATACGAATATAATCCGAAACTTAGAGATATGGAAGATCCTCACATTATGGATGCCATAGATAATTTTGGGACAATGATGAGTAATATCTACTCATTACCACCAGTTAAAATAGTAATTGAAGACCTAAGTAATGAAAGTGCGGTCTACGTTGATGGTCCTATTGAAGCATGTTTTATGCCTAAAGACAAAAATGGATCAAGAATAATTATTGACTTAGAGAGATTAAAAAGTGATGGTTGGGACCTAAGTACCTTATGTTCTGTTGTAATTCATGAGTATACCCATTACTATGACTGTTCCCTTTTCGATGATTACAAAGATTGGTTAAAGGATTATGAATCCAATCCATGGCACTACGAATTACGTTCCAAACAATCTGAAAAAGATTACACAAAAACACTTATGAAAGAGTATTGTGCACCTACTGAACAAACTAATAGTTTGTAAACTCACTAAAAAATAAACTATATGGCAAAGTATAAATTAGAAATGTATGGATGGGAAGTTGAGTCAACAGGACATTCAATTACAGATGAACAGGTCAAATCTATTGAAGATTTAATTAAAACTAAGGGTGTTGATGAACTATGGGAAGTTCGTTTCGACCTTGAAGATGAGGGGATAATTGAGGATCTTTATAATCCTGATTTATGGCACGTATCAAGAGCATCAGATAATGGTGGGTTATGGTTTGTTGTAAACGATGAGAATGGTAAAGAGGTCTTGACTTTCAATGGTGAGGACATGAATGATTTTTACGAAGTATTAGGTGATGATGCCGATGACGTACCATATGAAGGGTACTTAGCAATACCTGGTGAAGGTGATAAATCAAAGGTGGAAAACATATTTGTAACCTTTGACGAAAATAAAGGTGGTGTAGCTGAGTTTGAACCTTTTGAATCAGACACAGTACCAACTGCGAAAGATTTCTGTTATCAAAGTGGTGACATTGGAACACCTGAAGGTGATTGGGATTTTGTCTCTAAAGTATTTTTTAGGGGTAAAGAGTTAGATGTTTATGATCACTTAGATAATCGTGGTAAATCGTCCACAGTCGAAATTTACCGTAAAAACAAACCCACAATTTCATAAACGGTTGATTAATTCAAATTATTTATCTATATTTTAAAAAAAGTATAGTATGGATAGTAATGAATTTGTAATATGGTTAAGAGGTTTCGTTGAAGCTTCAGGTACAGAATTAAGTGTCACTCAACTAAGTACCGTAAAAAATAAATTAGAAACCGTAACTGAGGTTGAATGTGGTTATAGTAATCCATTAATACCTCCAACTTATTCTCCACCTACCATTTCACCAAACACCCCTTTTGACACACCAGACAAAATATGGTGTTCCACAAATACAGGGGGAGTTGATTTTAACCAATAGAAAATTTAAATTATATGATTAGAACCGCAGAATGTGTATCCCCAATGCACCCAGATAAGATGTGTGACAGAATTTCGGACACATTATTAGACCTACATTTAGAACAAGACCCTAACTCACGATGTGCAATTGAAACTTGTGGTGGTATGGGAGAAGTTTACATTACAGGAGAAGTTACTTCAAATGCGGTAGTAACAAGAGAAAATATTGTAAAGGTGGTTCATGATGTAACTACCGATAACACAATTAATGTTATTATTAATATCAATCAACAATCATCGGAGATTGCTCAAGGAGTTGATATTGGTGGTGCAGGTGACCAAGGAATTATGATTGGTTATGCTTGTAGAGATAACGATCAAAAATTACCACAGGAATATTTCTTAGCACGTGAATTAAACAAACTTGTATTCGAATTCTTTCCATATGATGGAAAAACTCAAGTTACAATGAATGGTAACTCACTTAGAGTTGTATGTTCATTTCAAAACGCACCTCAACACAAATTAGAAGAGTTATGTGTTTTATTTTTTGAAGAAAATTATCCAATGTATAGGATAGAGTCACTTCATTGTAATCCTGCGGGTGATTGGAACATTGGTGGGTTTACCGCTGATGCGGGTTTAACGGGAAGAAAACTAGCAGTGGATAACTACGGACCACGAATACCTATTGGTGGTGGTGCGTTTAGTGGTAAGGACGCAACTAAGGTTGATAGATCCGCAGCATATATGGGAAGAAGAATTGCAGTGGATATTTTAGAACAAAGACCAGAGGTAAAAGAAGTTATGGTTCAACTTGCGTATGCAATTGGATATGACCAACCACTCCAAGCAACTGCAATCGTTGATGGGAAACATGAATTTATCAAAGGATATGATTTATCACCTAAAGGTATAATTGATTTCTTAGAATTAAGAAGACCGATATATAAAGATACCGCGTCATTTGGACACATGGGATGTGATTTTACGTGGAAATAGTTGATTATTAAAATTATTTGCGGTATATTTGTAATATCATAAAAATTAAATATTTAAAAACATGAGTAAGAAAGCAGAAATTTTCGAACAGATTCAAGAACACTTTATTGCGTTCACGGAGAATCACAATTCAACAACCAAGGCGGGAGCGACAAGAGCTCGTAAACACATTGGTGAAGTTAAAAAGTTAGTTACTGATTATAGAAAAGCGTCAGTTTCCGAATCTTAATATCGTATATCGAGATACACGATAATAGAAAACCCCCACAGAAATGTGGGGGTTTTTTTATTTATACTAAGTAATGTGCCAATTAGAATTTATTACCTTGTCGTAATTCGTCTATGTCCTCTTGAATTTCCTTTAGATCTTTAGGTAACATTAAATCTAAACCAGATTTAATTGACTTCTCCATAATACCATCAACAAAAATAAGTAATGTGGGTGCCATTCTGATCCTATATTTCTTCTTCGCTTTAGGTGCTGACTCTATATTACATCTAAAGTAAGTCACTCCCTTTAAGGATTTCCATTCTTTAAATGAATTTGTTTTGTTAAAGTCTGCCCAAAATTCCACTACAGTTATTGTTACATCATCATCCCCAAATGGGTGACGTTGACTTACCTCAGATTCAAAGTTTAAATCACTAACCCATTGTTGTGAATATAACTGTGTAGATATCAATAGAGATAATAATATGATTATACCTTTCATTTTAGTTTTGTTTTTGTAACTCATATAATCTCCCATCAATCTTCTCCAACTCTTTTAATATGGACTCTACATCTTCTTGAGTATCCATAATAGTTTGTCTAATCAGTTCATCCTTAAGATCATACTCTGTTCTAGTTATGTTTGGTTTAGGTAATTCCTTAGCTTCATTAATGTCGGACTGTAAGGTAAACCACATACCCACAACGGTCGCAACAAAAAATAAAATAATACCTATTGTTTTTAAATCTAATGTAATTTTCGTCTCTTCACTTAATTGTTTACTCATTGTTATATTATCTAAATGTGTAGTTTAATCCGAATGTGCTATAGAAAAATTCCGAATCCCACATCCTTGTATATTCTCCTTCAACAAACAAACCTAACTTTCTACCAACTTTCCAACCTATGTTGGCTCCGAATTGGAAGTCATCCCATTGTTTGAATTGTGCGTCTTGAACTAGACCACCTTTACCCCAATTATCTCTATTACCATAATTAAAATCATCATCACCCATTACATAAGTGTGAAATGGTAAGAGGTAATTACCGTAGACGTGTGCCCAAAATTTTGGTGTATAATGATAGAAATCAAAACCAACAACAGGTGAAACCAAACCAAATTGTCCTATTTCATCCCACGCACCATTATTAAAATCGTTAATTAAGTCCCTGAAAACACCATCTCTAAACTCCAAATCTGAATCGGCAACTCTATCACCATTCTCATTTAACCAAAACCAATCACTTCTTTCAACTTCTTCACCAGTAACTGGATCTATATAAGTTTCAGTATAAAATTGATCGGTGTATCCATTATTGTAACCAAGAGTGTACCAAGGGTTTAATGGGTTACCATCTGCATCTTCCTCATTAACCCAAATTTCAAAAGGGTTATATCCGTAAGCCCTGTCATGAGTTCTGAAGATTGCACCTCCAGATAAAGAGAACTTTTTACCTATAGGTAGTCTTAATCTCGCTTCCGCTGATTGGTATTCGAAATCAAACGCCCCCTGTTTTCTACTTTCTAATTTTAATATGTGGTGTTTACCTGTATGTCTTATAAAATATCTACTATTGGTCCATACGTCACCTCTGTTACGTTCTTTTTCCCAATGGAATAGATATTCAAATCCCTTAACTGCTGATGTAGGTGCGGACAACGCTATTTGTCTTTCTCTATCAGCATTACCTGTCCAAAAGTTACCGGGTTTTCTTTCGTAATCAAATCTCGCTAATTTTCTAATACCGAAACCGATTCTATAATCAAATGGGTTATAATCCGTACCATCCACCACTTGTGGAATACTATATATACTACCATTATCGTTTGTTCTTACAAAATATTCTTTTCTTGCTGGTTCATACGAGTTACGAATATCACCCGCACCATAGATTGTCCCATACTTTAAAAAATCATTGTAAAATTCCTTAATAAAAGAGTCTTTTTTCTCTTTTTTACTTTCTTGTGCAAGCGAAGGTACCGCCCATAAAATGCACATTAATAAAACCATTATGTTTTTCATCTCTAAATAAAGTGTTTTTTAGTCATTATTTTTACTTTAATAATAAATATCTTGCGTTTATTAAAAAAATATTATTATATTTGTATAAATATTTTTTTATGAGCTACCAAGAAATAATTAAAAACTTAACACAGATAAAGGGTCTGTGTGATGATGATTGTCCAAGAATGGCGTCAGAAAGGATAAACTGGTTGATAAATGATATCAAAAAATACAAGGAAAAAGTATCTCTTTGGGATAGATTAACCTCATCTAATAAATAAAAAATGAAAAAAAGGTCTTCTTATAGTATCCTATTCACGATATTTTTATTTCTTTATATACTCTCAAGAGTTATCAGATACATTGTAAACAATTAATAAATTAATATAAAATTATGAAAAAAGTCAAAGATTTTATGATGGTGTGGTATCCCGTGGTATTTGCATTCATATGTTTACTCTACTCAGTAGGGTTGGGTTTACTTGGTAGAACCGAGGAGGCACAGTATTCGGCACATTGGCCGGGAACAATTTTATTATTTGCATTAGTAATCAGACAAAGAAGAAACTCATGAGTGTAGCAATGTTTGTAATTGGGTTTGTGATATTCTCAGCGTATGTATATTTTCTGATTTGGAATATATACTATGGATCCAAAAAACAAAGAGAAGAAAATTATCCTAATATCCCCGATGTTATGGATATGGATGGGATGGGGAACTTTAGTAGATTCCCAACTGACGATATCAAAATAGAAGAACGTAAATTAAAAAGAAAAAAATATGAAACTTTACGACGTACCAAGAAATAGTAGAATTAAAGTGATCAGTGATGTTAAGGTTCCACCCGCAGCACCACATATCGAGGAACAGGAAGAACTTAATTTCAGATCCATAGATGGAATGTATAGTTATTGTACACGAGACAATGGTGAGGTGGTTCATTTGGTTGCTTGGGCGGATGTTGAAGTCATAAATAAGTAAATTAAACTATTTATAGTATTATGATAGAATTTTTTAGACATATATTTGGATTTTGTGGTGAACACTTTCACCCAAATGTATGGACCGCAATGGCATCGGCCCCGATCATTGCAACAACAGTACACTACATAAAATGTAAGTGTGGTGGTTGGTTCTTTCATAAGAAGAGTTGTGATGAGAAAAATAATTAAAATATCCCTGTTATTCTTATTGGTATTGAGTTTTACTTCTTGTGCATGTTATCATTGTCCAAGAGTATACAAAGATCGTAGTGTCCCAACCGGCATACATGTACCCCTCAAAAAGAATACAAAACAAAACAAGTACGGACCAAAAAAACCGTATTATGGTAAACCTGAAAAAAGAACCAGGTTAAGACCTTGGTAATTACCTAAACTATTTAATCTTAGACCCCTAAAACTTGACTTTTCCGTTGTTTTTAGTTATATTTTTGTATACTTATATTAATACAATAATAATATCTAAAAATTGAGAAATAAATTGTTCGACAACTTCGATACACCTTCCGAATTTTATAATTTTGATGATGAATTTAGACAAAGTTTAGACAACTCGTACGATATATTTACGGGTAGAAGGACTTATGTTGAAATCATTTGCAATTCTGAAAAACCTCACTTCTTTTTCTTTGAACCTACTGAGACACCTTCTAAAGAGGATATCGAGGATCTTATATACATATATGAAGACTATGAGGAATACGAAAGATGTGGAGAACTAATGAATTTAATAAAATAGTTAATTGAAAGATAAGATAATAGATAAATTAGTTACTGGTATCCTAATCGTATTAGTTATTTTAATTGTTGGGGACTATATGATCGCCTATAGCGAGAATAGACCAATAAACGAAAAAATAATTGATTTAATCCACATAACCATCGCAGGTTTAATTGGAATTATAGGTACTTATTATGGTATGAAAAACAAATAAAATGAGATCACAATTCCTACAAAAATTAATAGAAAAGTTTCCGAATGATTATCAGTTAGGTCAGGCAATTAGAAAGTATCACCGATTGAGGTCAGGGGGAAAAATAAAACCAGAATGTGAGAAGATTGTATTAAGATCAACCTTCGACGATAACTAAGTAAAAAAATGAGTCACGAACAACAAACTAATGGAACTCCTCAACTACAAGGAGAAAGAAACTCTTTCAATCAGAAAGTAGGTTCTTATAGTATATTGGGTAGAACTAAGAAAGTTCTATGGTCTAATAGACGTAGGTGGAGAAACATATAGAAATGTCAAATGTCTCCTTTACTAATAGAGGGACATGGTTAGTACTCTTGAGTACATAATATTAGGATTAAATACATTTAAATATAATATGGGAAATTGGTTTAAAAAGGCGGGAAAAACTATTAAAAAGTCTGCCGATAAGGCCGCAGATAAGGTTAAGGATACAACCAACACCGTTGCGAAAGAAACTACTAATGCGGCGAACACCGTTGCGAAAGAAACTACTAAGGTAGCTAACACAGTTGCCAAAACAACTACAAATATTTATACTGACTCTAAAAAGGCAGTGGTGAAAACAACTAACGTAGTTGCTAAAAACACTGAAGAGGCTGCGAAACAAGGATTGGATGTTGCATCTGATACTTGGAAGGAAGGAAGTTCACAAGTAATTGAGTTTTCAAAAGATGGGTTAGAGGCAATCGAGGACGCTGCGGAGGCGACAGTCGATTGGTTAGATGAGAATGCATGTTACATCGGATTAAATATGGCATTAACAACAGGTTGTGTTGCGTACTTCACACCTAAACCGGCACCTGCAGATCCAGGTACTGTGACATCAACTACTATTAGTGCAACCATGTTGGGTGCGATCGCGTCAGTTGGTCAGAAAGTTGCGATAATGGTGGTCTCCAAAGAGGTTGGTAAACTTTTGGCGGATGGTATATTTTTAATACCTGGTGTGAAAGGAAAATGTGATAAGGAATTATTGACAAGAGTTCTCACTAATGTGATTGCTAAGTCGAATCCTATATATACCACAGCCGCGTTATCAACACCAGCAGGGGTTGGTTTGTTTGTTGGGTCAGTAGTTTCACCGATAGTGGCAACACTAATTTGTGAGGGAGTGGTACCAAATGGGTTCTCTAAATTAGACGATTAAAAAAAAATATAAATATTTTTATTATTTTATTGATTTAATAAAAAATGTTTTATATATTTGTACCAACAAAAGGGATAGGTTGAACAAAACGATACCGATTGACCCCTAACGTTCTTTAAAATATTGAAAAGAGGCAGGATTAAGATTGATCATCAATATCCTGAGTGTATGGGAGAATAAATCTTTGTGAAAGGGGATTAATCCACACTGACAGTAGACACGTTCTACTATTTTTGCTGAGGTTCGCAAGACTGATGTAAAGATATCTTGACAAAGAAGAAGTGGTAGACATTACACAAGCTAAACAGCTTACTTTCAAACTCATTGTGAGACGGTCGAAAGATCAAACTCATCTTGTGACTGAATAACCCTTCTGTTCGGGGGTAAGGTAAACTATAAGGGGTTGTACCCGCATCGTAGGATTAACACTCCGAAAATGAATCAATGTAAAAATTGGTATAGTTGTATGAGTATAAAACACGACAGAATGATCTTCCTTGGATAGCATACCGAGGTATACATCCTCTTTTTTATAATAAACCCTTTTCCGGTAACGGTTAAGGGTTTTTTTATGCAATAATATTAAAGAATTTCAATTATAATTTTGTATATCCTAAAAAATATACTATATTTGGTGAAATTAAAAGTATGAAAATTTTTGCAGTAAAAAACGGTATAAGATATTTCAGAGAACGATTAGAGTCTACAGACAATAAAGACAGAAAGGTCTACTATAGAAACGAAATTTATAGGTTGGAAGAAAAACTGTATAATTTACAATTTAAAGAAGAAGAAAAACATTATGGTGAAATTATTCAGGAACGAGAAGGGTCAGATTAAATTATTAGAAGGTCAGGTAGAACTTGTGGGTTCAGACGGTAAAAAGATACGACACCACCCAACTAAATTCTCAATATGTGGGTGCGGAAAAAGTAAAACAATATTATGTGATGGTTCACACAAACCAAAAGAAGATGAAAGTAAAGAAAATTGATACACCATTAGAGGTTGTTTCCAAAGAAGTACAACGATGGATAGACAAAACAGAAGATGAGAACGCAAAGTTTCCTCTTCATGCGGTCTTAGAAATAATTAAAACCTTATCTGTGGAAGAAGAAAAGTTTGCGGGTAAAATGTACGACTATGGTGCAAGTGGTCGATATGGATATACCACAGGTAGAAAGTTTTATAAATCTGAATTTTTGGGTCATGGGAAAGAAGAAAACAACAAAATTGAAGAGTTGGGAGTTCGTTAAAGATAAAAAACACTCTTTAACGACATTAAGTGAATGGGATGATCCCTCACAATTTTATTACCAATTTGATGGATATATGTACTATCCCGCAGTTTCTAAACATGATCTGGATATGTTGTATAGGTCCCCAAACACATGACTTTACATCATCAATTATTTTACTTAAGTTAAGGTAAGAATCTTAAATTGTATAAATTATGAATCACTGGTTAAATGAGGGGAGACAAATCCTTGATGAAAAACAAATAGATCAATATAATAAAATAGAGAGAAGACCTACATTGGGTTGTTTGATCGTAGTTGGAGGGACGATCATGTTTTGGTCATTTGTTTATTGGGTTTATCTATTATTCACCACATAATTTGATTTATTATAAAATTTTATTTATATTTTAATAACAACACCAAAGAGAGATGAGAAAATGGTATAGAAATTTGGATTCCGTAGGTTTATTATTAACAATAATGTTATTGTTTTTCATTATAGTGTATTCGGGAATACAATTTAATCAGGGAGAACCTGAGATAGTTGTAAAAGAACGTCAGATCTTTAAAACCGACACAATTTATATAGAGCAACTAATAAACTTAGATAGGTTAGATAGTATAGAAGAGATATTATACTACGAAGTCATCGAGGACCAACTTTATCTATATACAAAGAAAGACTCTATTAGGGATGAGATTGAAAGATGGAACTACATAAGAAGTTTAGATCCTGAAGGGTGGGAACAATGAGTGAAAAGGTACCTTACGAACCAAAATGTAAGAAATGTGGTAAGATATTACCATTGGGTTTAGGTTTAACAGTAGTTTGTATAGAATGTATAATAAAAAGACCAAAATAAATTAATGAACTATGGCAAAATTTAAATTCACAACAAAGAGCGGTACTCATGTTTCCGCATGTGAAACTAACACCGAAGAGAAAGCGTGGTTATGGATCTCTAAAGTTAAAGACCTAACCCTAAAACAATCGAAAGATTTGTATAATATTAAAAAATTAGATTAAATAAAAACAAATGAGTGAAAAAATTTACGTCCGTAAAGTAGAGACTTGGACAATCTCATCTGCAAGTACACCTATTGAGATTAACGTAGACGCATTAAGAAAGTGTGTACCACCATATGAAGGTGATTCAGAACAAGAATTGGTAAACTATCTACAAAACGAAGTGTGGAATGAATACGAATTCTATGAGAATGAAACTAATAAAGAAGTTTATGGTGAGGATGCCGTATATGATTTATGTATGGAAGAAGCTTATGTTGAAAATGAGTTCTTCGATTCTCGTACTAAGGGATGTGATGAATCTATTCAAGTGGGTGTACCAAATGAGGAGTGGACAAAACAAGGTGGTTTCCAACCATTAGCATATGGAGAAAACGAATATTAATATATATGGACAAAGGACAATTATACCAACAGTTTCTATCTGAGTACACCAGATTAGAAAATCAGATAGGTCAGATTAAAATGAACAAGTTTGAATTAAATGTGGAGGATCAAAAGAAGGTGGACCTATTAGAAAGAAAGAAAACCTACATTATGGGTAGAGTAGAAGAATTACAAAGAAATATTTAACTAATAACCCGTGGTAATCAATGGAACTTGTACAGAAATTTAATCAAGTAACTAAACAACAAAGTGGAGATAAGGGACAGGTTGGTGTAGAGGAGATCATTACGGATCAGGATGAGATCAAAAAATTATATGGAGATAAGAATTACCGTATAGTAAGCGAGACTTTAGAGAGAAAGTTAAGTATAAAAGATAATGTACTAATTCTCAAGAAGAGTCTCTTTATAAAAACACGTAGAGAGGGTAAACTATACTTCTCAAAGAAATTAGAAGTTAGGTATCTAAAAATAGACTTCAACACCGGTAATTTTCTAACTCTATATAGTTTCGGTGGGATTAAAAGGAAGAGACAACTAATCATAAGAAGAAATTGTTTTGATAGGTTAGAACCGTTCTTTAATTTCGACAAGGGATACAGTGATTTTTGGGATTCAGGTGTATTCAAAAATATACCGTACGGTGATAGATTGTTTAGAATCCATAACGCAACCCTACAAAAACCAATTACCGATTTTCTAATGAGGAAATATTCATCCTCATGGTCAGGTAAAGATATTACGGGTCTATTCTCCCGTATTTTCATAGAAATAAAAGGAATAAAGGTACCAAATAATGATATTGACAGACTTATCACATGTTTTTATCCTACACAGAAATTCTTAAAGAAAAATAATAATAAGTTAGTCCAATCTGCATTGGATTATATGGGTATGAACGAAAGTTACACTGTAAAATTAGTTCACAAATACCCTGAATTGGACTATAGGTTATTGAAAACTCTTCACCACATGTTAGGTGGATCAAAATATCTAAGTAATGTAGATCCAAGGTTTTTCACGGACATAAAAGATTTTGTGGATCAGGGGGTAATAGTAAGTGACCCCAATATAAATAAATTCAGTTTACGAGTATTGGCGGAAAACCTAAAACAACTACCCGAGTTGTCTAATAAGGAAAAGGGTAACTTAGTCAAAGTTATAAATGATGTGGTTGATAATGAAACTATGTCAAAAATTGGTTTACCGTGGCATATGTTTATGGATCACCTCAACATGATAGGAAAGATACGTCCTTATGATTCAAATGTGGGTTTACATTCAACAACATTCAGGACATTCAATATAGAACATACCGAACTTGCAAATCAAGTAAGTAAAATAGATAAAGGATTCGTTATTTCATATAAGTTTAATCCTCAGATGGTTAAAGATATAGAAACACCTTTAGGTCTTAATGGTGAGTATGTACCATACATACTTAAAGATGAGTTTGAATACACTGAAGAGGGTAAGTATATGAAACATTGTGTGGGAACTTATTACGATAAGGACAAATCAATTATTGTCTCCCTAAGAAATAAAAGTGAGTTCACTGCCGGTGGAAGAAATGAAAGATGGACAATGGAATTTGACACAAGGAGTGGTTACCTGATTCAATGTAAGGGTAAACAAAATATCCAGGCACCACCACATATAATGGACATGGTAAAAAATGACCTTTTAAAGAAAACAATTACGTGGTCAAGTTCCAATAAGTTGAAGTCTATGAAGAAAGTGGTGATTCCATTGAAAATAAACGGTAAGGAGATAGATGTATCAAATCGTATTATACATGATATGGATTTACCATTTTAAAATAATGATATGAGTAAAGATGAAATTAAAGATTTAGAGTTTGATGTGGACAGCATCGATTCTTTGGAGGTAATTAGAGTTACCGATAAAAGTGAGTACCAGCTCGTTTTCAAATTAGAAAAGGGGGAACACTACCAAGACATAGAGTTTGGTGTGGGTGAAGATGGTAAGTCACTAAGAATATTTGTTAAATAATATGGGAAAAGTTAAAGATCATTTAAAAAAGTACATAGGTTATTACTTCTTGGTAATGGCCGCTTGGTTAATTTACGAAGGAGAAGGATTAGGGTGGTTCCTTATATTGGTAACCTTCCTAAAGGCACCACCATTTGACTGGATCGGTAGATTAGAGTCATGGGGTGGGGAACTATCTTATAAGTGGGGGATGAAACTAAGAAAGTGGAAAGAAAAACAGGTTAAACCGATCAGAATATTAGTCACGATAATCTGTATCATTATAATCATATTAATTTTTTGGTTCGCACCTGAATGTGAACTGTGTTAATCCCCCGAAGGGGTCCGTTTCGGTCTGAGGCGGTCGTTCGGGTAAAACGAGGGAGTAAATTATGATAAAAGACATATATACGTACGAAGAAAACATGCATCTTATGGATCATCTGATCAATGAGTTAATGATTGTAAGGACCACACAGGAAATCGAGGGGTTCGATAAGGCAATTATGATAACGTTCCTAACTATGTTCCCATCAGTATCTGAAAAGGGGGATATTATAGAGAGAATGTTTAATGATTATTGTGATGACTATACGGTAAAAGAATGGTACGAGAGTCTATTCAAAGTAAAAATCACAAAGAGATGA